TGGGTCATGGAAGATATGGCAATGCCCGCAGTAGCGCTCCCTCACATCATTCTCGTTGTAGGATATCAGCCCACATATGCTGCACTGAATCCACCATCCGTGTTCATCCCACCCGACTATATAGGTAAGCATCATCGCTGGTAGGATGAAAACATTTTGCAGCACTTGTATAACTCCGCCGCTAAGGCACCAGACTGCACGATATCTTCCGCGTACTGAACGTTGCACAGGGTGCTGATGGCTTTGGCGACCACATCGGTGCGATCTTCCAGCTCCGGTGACTCGAGCAGAATGACCCGCAGGTAAGCGATGACGCCCACGCGGATGGCCCGCACGTTGGCCTCCTGTGCGCTGTAGAGAAACTTCGCCACGTCCTGCCAATCGCCCTTGATGACGGCGCGGCAGAGTGTATGCACGTCTATTTCCGTGGCCCCGTTCACCTGCGCTGCTTCCTCCGGGTCCAAACCTGCAGTATACTTTTCTACCGCCTGTGCGATCAACCGTGGCGACTTGACATAGTGATCGACCAGGGCTTCCGTAAGCCGGTCTGCTGGCAGGCTGCTCTTGGCGCGCTTGAGATACCGGGTTACCAGAATGGCTATGTCATCTGCTTCTAACTCCCTCATCTCGTACGGCACGCATCTGGAGCGCACTGTCTCCAGCAGCTTGTGTGGTGCCGTCGAGCACAGGATGAACACCGTCGTATCCGGTGAGTCTTCCAGGTATTTCAGCAGCAGCTGCTGTGCTGCATCGCTGAGCCTGTGGCACTCATCCAGGATGTACACGCGGAACTTGCCGGCGCCCATGATGCCGTAGAACGATCCCTGCAGCATATCCCGCAGCTTGTCAACCGTGGAGATATCCGCGGTATTTATTTCTTCTATCTGGTATTGGGCCTTGCCGTTGTAGCACTCCTTGCACGGCGCGCCGAAGAGCGTCTGGTGCGGGCACTGATAAGATACCGCAAGGATGCGCGATATCGTGGTCTTGCCCGTCCCCTTTGGACCGGAGAACAGCCAGGCCTTGATTGTCCTCCCTGATTTGACGTGTCCCCGGATGGCGGACGTGATTTTCTTCTGCCCCACCATCTCATCGAACGTCTTCGGGCGGGTGGACAGGCTCAGTTGCTGTCGGATCATCACGGGTGCTGTAGCTGCTGTTGCTGTTGCCATTAAGTCTTGTCCTCTCTCATTGCCATTGCGTATGTTTCTGCTGCGGCTCCCTCGGCTGCCTCACAGGCAAGCCGTAGGCGCCTTAGAAAATTACGGAACTGCTCTGCATCCTGCTTCCCTTTCGGGGCATAGGCATAGACCATCTGTCGAAGCTTTTCTACGCTGCCGCCGCCAGCTACAGCAATCATCTCTTCGACCAGCATCTCCAATTGCGTAGGCATCTCAATCCTCCAGGTCATCCGCTTTCATAAAGCTGAATCTAGCTACTGGCTTATTCCAGATCACCTTGAATCCGCACTTCTCATCCGGCAGCGACCCGTTGCCGGTTTTATTTTTCTTGTTCGTGATTGTGCCCTGCAGCCCGATGATCCTTCCGCGGTCCCTGATATACCCGCCCTTGTACCTTTTGACACGGGCACGGACACTGCAGGCATGGTCGAGAGCCTTCCCACCGGGAGAATACAACGGGTCGCCGAATACCTTCCCCACTTTCAATCTAAGCTGATTGATAAGTACAATCATGGCATTGTAGTTGGCAGCTAGCCCAGCCCACCGCGGAAGCGTCTCGGACAGGAAATGCGCGCGATCCACCTTCGTGCGCATGTTGCCGTTCGTACCGGCTTCTATCTGCGACCGCGTAGCTACCATCGCAATGGAGTCCAGCATCCAGAACTGCTTCTTGAAGCCCTTCTGGCGGAGTAAGTCCATCGCAATCTCAGCCTGCGTGAAGATGTCTTCTGCACCTTGTAAATGGGCAAGCCTTGCTTTCTGAGCCTTTTCCAGCCGCGGATATAGCTGCAGTACGTTGTCTAGATCCATGCCCAGCTTGGCGGCCCAGGCTTTGTCACGACTATTTTCGAAGTCTATGTAACCGCAGCCTGCATCAGCCTGCTGGGCAAGCCCGCCGATGTAGGTGGCTATGGTGGTTTTTCCGCCGTGCTCCAACCCGCTAAGTTCGACTATCTTGCCGAACGGAATACCGGAGGTGCGGGAGCCTAACGCGGCATTTAGTTCTGGAGCGACGTCCAGCCAGTAGTCATGCCGACAGGTGAAGCTGCTCATCTGCAGCAGGTCTTCTATTTCGCCGTATAAGTCCGCCATCGAAAAAGCTTTGACATGCCCATTGGACGGCGGAGCCTTTTTCTTGCTGATTTCATCAACGATTACATCTAGGATGTTAGTTGCCTTCTTCATCGGTTTAGCAACCACGGGCTCACCCTTGCGTGGTGGCCTCGGTGGCAGTACATCTGGCATAGGGTAACCATAACAAAAAAGGCAGCCCTTGCGAGCTGCCTCGGAGTAAGTTCAGTTAGTGGAAACTAGCGACGGCCGCGGCGTTTCGGAGTGGGCTTCGGAGGCACGGGAGGCGCTTCTTCTTCCTCCTCGTCGTCGTCCGATTCCTCATCCTCGTCTTCGTCTTCTTCCGCAGCTGCGGCTTTCACCGGCTTCTTGGTCTTTTTCGGAGCAGGTTCTTCCTCCTCCTCTTCTTCCTCTTCTTCGTCGAGGTCGGTATCTTCCTCTTCTTCCTCGTCCTCTTCCTTCGACGCTTTCTTGGGTCTGCCACGGCCGCGCTTCGGAGGTGCTTCTTCCTCTTCTTCCTCCTCGTCCTCGTCTTCGGACTCTTCCTCTTCCTCGTCCTCTTCGACCTTGGCAGCTTTCTTAGGCCGGCCGCGCCCACGCTTCACGGGCTTTTCTTCTTCCTCCTCCTCCTCTTCCTCCTCTTCTTCCTCCTCTTCGACCGTCGTGGTCTTCTTGCTGGAGCGCTTGACCGACTTACGCGGTTTCTCTTCCTCTTCTTCTTCCTCGTCCTCCTCCTCTTCTTCCTCTTCGTCCTCTTCTACCTTGCGGGACTTGGCTTTGCCGCTACGAGGCTTTTCTTCTTCCTCTTCTTCGTCTTCGTCATCCTCGTCGTCTTCGTCCCCGTCCTCCTCTGCTGCCACGTCCTCTTCTTCCTCTTCGTCGGGGGCTTTGCCGCGTCGCCGGGGCCGGGACACTGGCTCTTCATCTTCTTCTTCCGTAGTAGGAGTGCCGGTGATCGCCGCCTTCTGTTTGGCTTCGCTGTAGACCAGGATTTCTTTCAGCTCGTCGAACGGCTTGAGCTTGGCGATAAGCCCCTTGTCTACTGCGGACGGCTCGTGGTCCGGCTCGATCATGCCGTAGCGCGTGTCGTTCTTCCCGGTGCCGGTACGGTTGATCGTGATGTTATAGCCCTTTTTCGGATCGGTGTAATCCCGCTTCTTGCTACCGAATATGGAAGCAAGCACCTGATCGCCCGTCCGCTTGGAAGGCTGCCACAGGAAAGGCCCTGTCATCTTTCCTGTCTCGTCGTCAACCCGTGCCACCTGCATGACCAGGACATCCCGGGCACGGACGGCGTCTGCCGTGCGTTCCTTGCCCTTGCGCTGCATACGCGGAATGTACACATCGCACACGTAGCACGAGCCTTCCCTGGTCGTGGGATCCTTGCCGCACCGCAACACCGATTTATTCGGACCTACGTCGCGGTGCACGCTGTACTCGATGAACATGCTCGGAGAATTCTTTCCCTCCGGCGTGGGCAAGATACGGAAGGTGTTGTCACCTTCCTTCAGCTTCATCCAGATCGACTGCTGGCGCTCTGACGCCCGCTTTCGTGCTCTGGTCTTATAATCGTCTGCCATCAATTACTCCTTTCAGTCATTTTCTACTCCAATTCATCGGCATCGCGTTCCAGCCGACGACGCTTGTTTTCCAACTGCCTAGCATTAGCTATCATCTTACGGCGTTGCTCAATGTTTTCTACTTCTTTGGAACCGCGCATCAGCCCCAGATTTTCTGCTTCTGCGATAACCCGGATAGCTTCCCTGCGCATGCGGTAGGCTTCGAGGATTAATTTCCCGAACTCTTCTTCCTCGTAACCGCGGTCTACTGCTGCACGCAGCTGGCTGATGATTTTCCTTGACTCTACCCAGGCTTTGATTTCACCTTCCGTGGCTTTTTTGCCAAGCTCATCTTTTTCTGCCCGCCTTTTCAGGACCAGGCTAGCACGGCGCGACTCTATTCTAGCTACTGCTTCTGCCCGGCGCCGCATTGTCTCCACCCGGTATTCAGCAGCATCCATGAAAAGCTGCGCCTGCTTTGCAGCTTCTGCCAGGATGTTCTGATCTACGATTGCCAGCCGTTTGACCAGATCTTTTGACGTCACGGGTTGATGGTAACAGAATATTCATCTGGGCAATGCTATTACGGAATATTTTTCCAAGATCGTCTGACAAGCAATAAATAAATTGTTCCGTACGCCATACAAAACTCACTGGCTAATTCTGAGCAAGTCCATCCTCGTCTATGTAAGCAGCGAATGACGCGGACTTGAAATTTAGTCAGCTTTGCACGCGGCGGTGCGCCCGTTAAATTGTAATTCAGCACCATCGTGCCTAGCGCCATCGCATCTCCGGTATTTTCTTTGTGCGTGCCAGCATACAGATGATCGGGACAGATGCAGCTCGAATTGCTGCATTCCCTAGCGTGGCATACAATTTTTCCAGGCGGTACAGGCCCTTTCCACAAAACGTACGCAGCGCGATGAGCTTGCCATTCATTCGTACCGTCAGGCATCCTCATCTTTAATTTGCCATGGCCGTGGTGATATCCAGATCCTTGCGACTGAACTGCGGTTTTGCTCCCATGGAGACACCTACTGAGGCTTCTTCTTAGTAAAGTCGAACTGGTCAGCAGACGGAACACTTTCAAACGTCTCAGCTACATCCTTATCCAACTCCAGGCGAAAGATCCGAAAGTCGCCCATCAGCTGAGAAGCAGCACCCTCTGGTAGGTCATGCTTCTCGAAAAACTTGAAAATCATGGCATCTGCTTCTATGCGGCTGCACTGGATAAGGATGTCGTTCGCGATGTTGCGAGCTTCTGACAGGGTCAACTGGGCGATTTGCTGATCCCCCTTGAATAGGAGAATGTACGGCTGGCGGTTCCGCCTAGCTACTATCCCATCGACGACTATCGACTTCTGGGTGTCGGGTTTGTTGGCCATAGCTACCTCACGTTGATATATTTGGGACCAGTCCAGATCCAGCAGCCTGCTGGCGTCTTACGTATTCGTTTCAGTAAGCGCGTTTGTAGGAGTACTCTCCGCGACATCTAATTTAGCCAACTCATCTCTAAGCTCAATATCTTGCTTCCGCCGCTTATGATACCACTGCAAGAGATACTTGCCCGGCGTCATATCATCTGTCAATTTAACCTTGCAACCCAGCGTTAATGCTGCTTCTGCTTCTGTCACAATGGGTACTTTCCAATCGACGTCAGGAAAATCTGACTTTACCGTAGCTAGTGAGCCTTTCTCCATCAACCATTTTGCTTTCTTGGCCGCAGGCTGTAACTTGAGCACTTTCACCGAAAAATACAGCGCATCATGCACGTCCATGACAGGCACATTGAGCAACTTATATTTCTCGGGATAGCGATGTAAGCGAACCAAAGCGCATTCTAGTAGCTGGTGCGCTGTTCCTTGCACCGGGCCGTTCACGGCCTGATTTGCCCAGAATGAGCTGCGGCTGCCGTCGTCTTCTCCGGTTTCTTCTATGTTGCTGTGATCCTCGCCATTTTCCTGGCCCTTGATCACCAGATTCTGTTTCATCCCGAATATTGTTTCGACGTAGCCATGGTCGATCGCATACTGCCGCTGTGAGTCGATGAACAATCGCACGCCGCTGTAGCGCTCGAAGTATCTGACAAAGGCTTTTTCTACCTGCTCGCGTGTGAGTGGTTCTACGTCCGGCGGCGTTCGCGACACCACATACGCATATACGCCGTCGACGTTGCTGCCGTAGATAATTGCGAAGTGAATATTCTTTGTGCTGGTCCTGGTCCGGTGATCGTTCCTGATCTTTTCCGGGTCCCAGCCCGTCATCGTGGCTCCGACTTTGGTATGTATGTCGGATTCTTTGCAGTCAGCTATCAGATTCTCGTCACCGGATAACTGCGCTGCCACACGTACTTCGACCTGCCCGTAGTCAAGAATGAGAAACGTTTCTAAGTCAGGGATATTTTCCTGCACCCATTTTTCTATGGCTGCTGCTGCCTCTTCGTCATCCTTGGCCCACGTCAATATTTCTTTTATGGCCTTGTAAGCCTGCCGCCAGCGCTTATCTGCTACGCACTGATTTCTGACATGCGGGTCATTGTGGATATTCTGTAAGTTGATGCGGCCCTTGGCCTTGCCTCCGCCGCTGGATAGACGGCCGGTGCGAGTCCCGGTATCCCACCACGACGTCCGCAGCCTGCCGTCGTTCATGTCCGCGCATATTTTGTAGCTTTCGACGTAAGTGCTGCTGGCTTTGTCTGCGCCCCGCCATTCGAGGATTAATCCGGGGAATTTATGGCTGCGCGACATCATCAGCAGCGTGCCTTTTTTTGTGTTGGGCTTTCCCTGCCCCGGATATTCTAAGTCCAGCACGTTGAACAGTGCTGCATTTACCTGCTGCGGCGAGCCCGGGTTGAATTTTTTGTTGCCCAGTAATTTCTGGCAGCGCTTGCGCAGCCTTCGCTCTCTGCCGGGGAACAACCGCTCCAGCTTTTTATTCTGCAGATAGTCGAACCACGGCCCGTTCGGCTCCATCCGCTGCAGGACGTAGCTCAGGTCCATGTAGATGCGAAGCAGCGGTTTGCTGACATGCTTGTAATTGTCTATATCCAGGCGCTTGGTTAAGTCGCAGTCGGCTCCGTTGTAGAGCCGGAGTGTCTCCATCGACAGTTTGCCGACGTTGAACAGGCGATGGCGGTCGAGATAGGTGTATTTGCCCTCAAGAGTGCCATTCAGCACCCGTTTTGGGACGTCAGGCACCATCGCCAGCATCTCGTTGACCACTATGTACTTGTAGCCCGTGAATTCAGGGAAGCGCCGCTCGGCTATGGCGTCCAAACCGTACTCTCTGGCGTCGCTGAACCGGAGATATTCCGACTTGTTCGTGTCATGCACAAAGCCCTGCATTTTGATGCCGGCGTATTTTTCCAGCTTCACGTCGTCGCTGCAGCCGAAGTGCAGGGCCTTCTTTATTTTCGGATTCTCGAGTAAGCGCTTGGCTATAAGCTGGACCTTGGCACCCTGTCCGCGCTCCTGCTCGGCGTGACAGAAAATGAACACGAATGCTAGGCCTGGCTTCGGCGAAAAGCCGCAGGTATTGACGATGTGCCCTTCCGTCGTGTCGTGGTCTTCTATGTCTACCGCTATGCGACGGTTTTTGACTATGCCGTACTTGCGGATGATCTGCTCGGCCTTCAGCGCTTTTTCTTCTGTGTCTACCAGCCGGTAGTCCTGCGACTTGATGTATGCAAACTGGTCCGATAAATCGCGGTCAGCTACATTTTCGAAGTCCTTCTTGAATTCATCGAGTATTTTCCGGAATGCGTCCAGCCTGGAGGCCGACGCATAGCCACGGATGAAAAATGCAGGGTGATCCAAAAGATAGACACGTGCGCTAAGCTTATCAGACCAGAATATTTTCCGCTTCGGTAGCGACCGCGTGGCTAGCAGAGCTTTTGCAGCTATTTGCCCCAGCACCAGCACAAACGGGGCTTTCGACTTGGCTATGGCTTCGTCTGTATAGAGTGAGCAGCACCGGATTTCTTCTGCATTCGGTGTGCGCATCTTGAGATAGCTATCGTAAGATCCCTCGACCAGATCAGCCGGAAAGCACCGCACGACATTTTGTATGTCGCACATGTCCCGCGTTATGCCGATACGCCGTAGCTCTTTCCACCACCATCTGCCGGACGGCCCGACCAGCTCTTCTTCTTCCTCGTTCTCTTCCGGCCCGGGTGATTGGGCGACTACCCATATTTTCTTCCCGGTCATCGTCCCCAGCCGGATCTTCTTTATTCCCTCGACCTTATTAAGTGGGCAGAACTCGCAGCCGCGGCGCAGGTCTTTTTTCTTTGGCTTCTTCTCACGCTGTGGGGGCGGGACTTCGCAGTCTGCAGGTATGCCTTCGATCTGGAACAGGTTGTCAAAGCCCACGGTTAGATTGTACCGTTTTCTTCACTGGCTCTCTGCAGTAACTCGTTGGCCCTGTCGCATACCTTCTGAAAAGACAGCATAGCCACGCCCAGCGTGGTAGTGGCATGTTTCATTAATTCGACCAGTAATTCCACGTCGGCGGTAAGTCGATCTATCCGCGCATCGGTCTTTGCCTCTTCGAGCGTCATTTCTTGTTCTCTCCCCATTTGGGAAACATCGCCCATCCGTTCTTGAACTTGAGAAATGCCTCGCCGTTCCTCTTCGCCATCAGGACCGTAACTGCTTCTTCTTTTTCGAGAAACGGACTTATGCGGAGCATCTCTTCCATCGGAAGATTCAGATCTAACTCCTTCGCCGTTATCTTTAATGCACCCATCTTCGTCTGATACCGTGCTGCACCATTTTCCGTGGACATGGCTGCTCTGCCGTCTGCCAGCGACAGCTTTAGCACCATCTCCATCCGGGACAGCGCTCCCATGCACGCCTCTGCTTCGGTAACTGCTCTCGCCAGCTGCATCCCCTTGAACACTGCCACCGTGCTCGATTCAAGCTGGGAGTAGCTGTCTATCGCAGCTATGGGGAATTGCTGTAGCGCCTGCACGGGTGACGGCATACAGTATTTCGCGTAGCCGTTCTTGATGGCCGTTTCTTTCTCGCCGGGGAAAATGGTGAAGCCCTTTTCCAGGGCTTTGGCCAGCGGTAGCGGCATGGCGATTTTTCTATCATGCCCGCTGTGACACTTGAGAACCACGATTGCTCGCGAGTTGCAAGCCATGGCTCGCCCGTCCGGGGCTACCATGACACAACACAGATCCGGCCGTGACAAGTCGCTGAACGCTACGTTGGCTAGATAGCCCACGCGCTCTGCAAGCATGGGCGTGATTTTTATTCCCTGCGTATCCAGCTTGGGGAACGGCTGTTCCGTGCCTTCCTTGAATGGGGCTTCGATTTTCCGCCCGCGAGCTTTGATGCGTATTTCTTTCTCGTCCGCTTCTATGACGATCTTGACTGCCTCGGCGTGTTGGCTGGCGAACGGTACGATTAGACGCTCATCTACGGCTATCAACGGCAGGTCACCTTGGATCGGTACAGCCGCCCTGGCTAGTACGACACCCAACGTCGTACACACGGCAAATCCCTTGCCGACCTTGAAATTCACCATCTCCGATCCGCCGAACAATCCAATCGACGGGAATTTCGTTGCACCCTGCACCAGGGCTGCAAATTCCTTCCCAGTCATGGTGACGCTAGACGTCATAGGATAACCAACGCTCCGTTTTCTCCGTCTTCCGACACTTCAACCGACGTCGCCTGTATGCCCATTGCCTGCAGCGACGAACCCAGGCGCCGTGCCATCATCTCGCAGGACTGTGATCCCAGGATCAGACTTCCATCTGCAGTCGGCACGCCCATGTTTCGGAACGCTTCCTGTGCTATCTGCTTGAGATGGCAGAATTCCATATCTCTGTCGTCGTGGTTGACTGCCACCTGCACCCGCACGTGGAATTCATGTCTGTGCTTGGACCGGAGATAGGCATACTGATCCGGTGCGCCCGCCCACTGATGAAAGCCGACTTGCCGGAAGTTGCAGAACACAAAAGTCGTCCGCTTAGTCGGCGTCCAGCTTGTATTTGTATGCGTTGATGTTTCGATGGGAGTATCTATCCCGGCCAATGGAATGTCTGTCACGGAAATATCACCTCGTCTAAGTCTAACGATTGCAGAAATTCTTGCCGCGTAAGCGGGTCCTTGAACGAGCCGCGCAATGCCGTCGTCACGGTATATGCCGCTGGCTCTTCTACGCCGCGCCCGCACATGCAGAAATGGAAGGCCCGCACATGCACCGCGCAGCCCTTCGGTTCTACCGTGGAGTAGAACGTGTCGACGATTTGATCTGTCAGCAGTTCCTGCACCTGCGGCCGCCGTGCCAGCGCCTCTATGAAGCGCGGAATTTTGCTCAGCCCGACGATCGCGGCCTGCGGAATGTAAGCGAAGTGTACCTTGCCGATGATAGGGGCTAAGTGATGCATGCACATGCTGATCAACCGGATGTTCGGCACGCTGACCATTTGATCGTAAGTGTGTGCGTTGAATGTCTTGGCCAAGTAAGTCGCAGGGTCTTCCGTGCATCCCCGCACATATTCGGCGAAGGCTTTGACCACGCGATCCGGTGTACCCTGCGTATGCTCGTCGTAGACAATCGAATTCTTTTTCGGCCTGTTCTGCTGCATGTAGGCCGCAATGGCCGGCTTCAGCAGGACTTGCCACGGTTCGGTCTCTACCGCTACTGCTACCTCGGATGGTTTCATGATTAGGGTTCCCTTACCAACGAACGCGTTTCCAATTCTTTCGTGTAACTACACATCGAACGGTACCTCTGGGCACTGAGAATATTACAGATAAGCGTCTATATCCGTAGCCACGTCTGTGCATAGCTCGTATGCATCTGACGCGTAGCTCTGTCAGCGTTGCTTTGTAGTGTGCTTCGCCTTTTGGAGCATGCCTACCTCCGATTAGCCAGCTATTCCAATTTGGATCTATCTGCCATCCGGCATTCCCATTTTGCCAAGCAGCACGGCCTCTCGAATCGCGATCCCTAGCATTATCTTGATGCGTCCCTTCAAGTAAGTGCTTTGGACGCACACAAGGCGGATTATCGCAGCTATGCCTAACAACATTACGAATATCTTTAACAGCACCACTAGCAAGGAAAAGAGAAATTCTATGTGCCTTGAAAAAAGCTAAATCATCATATACCAGAGAGCAATAGCCGTAACCATCGCTATCTCTATTAGCTTGCCAAGGCCAGCAACTATCAGCATCATCTACAATCTGTACGTGCGACAAAAACTTTGCCAAAAATGATGGCAAATGTTCAGCAGCCCAAGGCCAAGCTGACCTTAAAAAAGCGACTGCCATTGTCCCACACCGTTACTATGTCTTTTGTCAGCTGCATCTACCAGCTTTAGCATTTGCTTGCCATTCCAGATATGACGCTGAACAAAGTCTGTCTGCAGCTCTTTGAAATCAAAGCCCTCATGCTCAACCCATTCTTTCACACGGCCCATGATGATAGGATTCATCTTCGCTGCTGTGCTTTTGCCTTCGCTATGTCTATCTGAGATGTGAAAGGCACTCATCCGCTGCTTGTGCTCATCGAACCACATGATCGAGCCGTAGCCTGCCACGCGTGACCAGGAGCTGGAATCGGTGGAATACCAGGGGTAGGTTAGCATCAACCAACTCGCCGTCATAGCTAAGCCATGAAAACGAATGCCAAGCTTTTCACCCAAGTCAAAGCATCCGTCGAAGTAGGCTCGAAACTGCTTCTGCTGCGTTCTGATGGTGCGCCACGATGCCAGCCCGATCAGCGTGCAGCCCTTGTCTGCGTAGCGCCTGAGTATGTCCAGCGAGCTGTCGCCGTGGAACACTGGCACCGGATTGATTCCCATCTTCACTATCTCGTAATGGCGCCGGAAGATATCTTCTGCATTGCGTTCCAAGTCGATGGTGAAATACATCGAGTCCATCCCGCTGTCGACCTTGTCCCACTCTTTTCTATGCTGCTTCACATGGTCGACATACAGCTTGATAAACGTCTTTTCGTCCGGCAGCTTGGAGATATCCTTGCCCTGCTTGCGCAATGTAGCCCTGTGCGAGCGCCAGCTGACCACGCCGGAATCGAACATGATTCCGATGCCGTGCTTGCGACATGCGTCATAAGCACCTTGCAGCCTCGGTAAGTAGTATGGCAGTCCGGGCAGCTTCTGAATCATGGCGAACGAGAAACATCTATGCCGGATGGCCCCGGCTTTGATCACTGCTGATTCACGTTGCTTGTTAGTGGCTTGCCAGCCGCTGAAAAATAACTTCATCTATGAGTTTCCCACGTCCCCACATTTAAACTAAAAGCCCCAACGGCCACATCGTAGCCATTGGGGCCTAGTAGAGCGGGGCACATTGGGCTAGGTTTGGTAGCGAAAACCTTCGAAGGCTCAGTTCCGAAAGCTTCCCCTTGCCGTTCCCCGATGCTGCACGCCCAGATTGAAACAAATTGATTCACAAAATCAACTCAGCCCAACGTATGTAGACTAACTTGCTCTCGTAGGACAAAAACCCGATTAAAGCCGACCAGTTGCGAAATCGAACAAAGCTATCTTCGTTGCCCACGCGACCGCGTCGGTTCTATTTTGACTTTCAGTTCACAGCAGCACTATGTGAAATCTTTTCAATTGCAGCTCGCATTGCGAGCGACGGTCTCGCCTGTTCCACCGTGTAAAATTCGGTGGCCTCTAAGGTTGTCGTCAGACCAGAACCGCACAGATTACAGCGACAGTTCTTGCTCCACGCAGTTAGTCTTTTCTGTGCAGTTGTAGCTTCCTCTGAAGTGAGCGTCATCGCTACGCCGACGATATGATGATGTGCACATTTGAGCAAAGCCAGATATACCCGTTTATCCATGATGAGCTTCCACGTCTAGGCCCCAACAATAACACATAAGCTTGACCATTCAACTGACTACTAGTCATAAAAAACCGCCTGCCCTGAATCCATTTCTGAATCCAGGACAGGCGAGTGTGCCCAAGTGCGCATCCAGGAGTTCTACAGCTATTCACCGCCCAAATACTTCACGTCGCCGATCTTGAGTCGTCCGCCGGTCTCATCCAGACGCCACGTATGCGTCGGCCGCTTCATACCGGACTTGCCGCCGCGGAGCACCTTCAAAAAGATGGCCCACTTGCGACCGCTCTCGTTGGTCTCGTTCTCCAGCTCGGTAGCCTTGACACCCTTGTAGGCGCGCTGGAAACAGTACTGCATCCACGAGCCGGTCTTGTGCGGCCACCGGACCACCTCACTCGGCGCCGGATATTCCTTGTTGCCGTTGGAAGCTGCCTTGCCCTCGGTCTTCGCTGCCTTTGCGGGCTTTTCGGTCTTGGTCTCCATCTTGGCGACCTTGCCGGGCTGCTTCGCTGCCTTTTTCGCAGCAACGGGCTTCTCTTCCTCTTCCTCGTCGTCGTCCCCGGTCTCGATGTCGACGTCTTCGCTGTCCTCTTCCTCGACCTCGACCTTGGCTGCTTTCTTGCTCGGCTTGGCAGCCGGAGCAGCTGCGGCTGCGCTCTTCTTGCCGCTGCCGTTTTTCTTTGTTTCTTCCTCGGCCACCGGAGTCTCGACTTCCTCTGCAGCCTTCTTGCTCTTCTTTTCCTTCATTGTATCTTTCTCCTCTGAAATAAACTGACTGCAGACCTTTCTGTCTCTACAGTGCAGTGTGCACTCGACATCTTTTTCCGAATAACCTTCGTGTTCGGGTGTCTTTGACTTGCCAAAACAGGATTCCTCAGGGTCTGCCTTCCGCATCTGTTGATAGCAGGCCACGCAGGTCATGGTCTGTACCACGTATCGACCGGCGCGGATTGCTGCTAAAGCGAAGCGACCACGACACTCTACACACTCCAGTATCCGGGCATCTCGTTCCGTGCCCAAGCCAATGCTACTATTCCGTGCAAGAGTAATCAAGGCCATTTTTTGTGCCCGCTCGCTCCCGCGTAATGCGCTATAGTCATCCCTACTGTACCCCTGCATCTTAACCGCGTCTGCAACCTCTTTCCTCAGTATCTCACTGCGTGCGCCGCTGGTAGGAACCATGCGCTCCCATTCCTGTGTGCTAGACACTAGCGTTCCGATGAACCACACCACAGCTCCCGGTGATAGAAGCCTACATACATTAATGAAGCCTTCGACGCAATCTACATCCGAATCGGGTGTAAACGTGTCATCCGTCAGCTCCAGCTTTCGATCGCTGTCCTCGCTCAGCGGTGCATCGAGCTCGACCAGATACGAAGTGCGCTTCTGCTGCGTCAGCTTCCCGGTAAACTCGTGGTTGTACCGAAACGTCAACCGATTAAATAGGAACGTGGAAAATTTTGCCCCTTGGGGCCGGAAGCAGGCCTCAGCCTCCAACGCGGCTATATAGCCCTCCTGGACTACGTCTTCAAGGTCGATATGCCGCTTGTGTTCAGGTGCAATCATAGCATACGTTTGCCGGGATCGCGAAATAATCAGCCCCGTACAGCTAGCTATATTACGGGATATCTTCTTTTCAGACATCATAGTATTAAGCTCTTCTTTTTCCTGGTATAGCCCAAAATTATCGGTTAGGAAATTCTAGGCCCCGCGAACCGTGCCCCAGGCTTTTTGCGCGATCCGGGTGTAGAGCATCTTCTATGAGGCGTCACTGCAGACGACGCTGGTCTGTATGTAGGATACATTCTTCTGAGCCTTTCTCATCTTGATCTCACTACGTCAACGTTACAGCTTGGTTACGGCGTTGCGAATGCGCTTGCTACCAACAAAACGCGTATATACCGGGCTTGTACTTGCACTGTACACACATCGAAACCCGTACCAGAACAACGGTACTGTAACACTCCGTTATTGCAAGATCAAGGGCTTGGAACGAGTTATGATTTAGGCTTTTTTCGATGCGTGCTTTATAGGAATGTTTCGCACTATTTTGGCAGGCGTTGTAACTGCCACAGACTGTGTCTTTCGGAAATAAATTGGGCCATCTCCAGCGCGCCCATCATCTGCAGAAAGGATCTGTATCTGTGGCCGGGAGAATAATTCAACAGGCTCTTCACACAGTCTTCAATGGCAGTGCCGATGCAATGGCATTCGCTTACCGAATAACGCTTCGGCAGCGTGTTGAAATCCACCAGCTTCATCAGCGTGTAATTTCTGTGTATCTCATCCCATCGAGGAATTAGATGCTTCCATGCACGCTGCAGCCGCAGGTCATGCATCTCGAAATCGCTGTAGCTGGGATTACATCCGGCGTTGATGATATCTGCTGCACGAACCACGCCCACGCCTTCGAGTATGCCCGGTATTGCGTCCGATGGATCTCCGGCGATGGACCGGACCAGCAGCACCTTGTCCGGCGCGCACCGGAATTTTAAATTCACCCATCCCACGTTCACCGGCTCTTCAGCGTTGTGGATGACTTTCACGCCCAGCGGCATTAATTGCAGAAAGTCTTTGTCACTGCTGTAGATGATTACTTCGTGGTCTTCGCCGATCAGCCGCTTTGCTACCAACGCTATGGCATCGTCGCCTTCCAGCCTAGGCACCCGGAATTGCGGTATGCCCAGCATAGTCGTGGCTTCTGTCACGGTCGATATCTGGGCAAGGATCCTCTTTACTCCGTCGGCTATGGGGCCGTTCTTGACTCTGTTCGACTTGTAGCCCGCCCAGTAATCATGCCGCCACGACTTTCCCTCGCCATCCCACACCATCGCAAAGCGAGCGTTGCTGTGGTGACGCTTGAGTCGCTGCAGCAGCCCCAGGATGCCGTAAACGGCTCCGGTGTAAGTGCCGTCCGACGTCTGCAGCGTTTTGAACGCCCAGCCGTATCGGAACAGGGCGTTCTTTGCGTCAATGAGGATTATCTTCATTCTTTAGCTTCTGTAGGCCGGCGCCCAGCAGCAGGGCAAAGCCGCTCTTGCATTCTATGCAGTCACGAAAATGCGTGGCGTTTGGGTCGTGCACCTTCTTGTGAATTTCCAATGCCGTGGCAAATGCGCTGGCGTACTCTTCGGTGCCCTTGAGGGCATCAATCTCTTCTTGCGTCAGGCGGCTCATGACTCGTTGCCGTTCTTCTTGGCCCACTCCTGCAAAAACGCCACAGCCGCTGCGGTAATTGAGCGCTCCATTCGCTCCATCCGTACCTCATTTGCTTTGTGCATCTCTGCCAGCAGCTCAACCGACTGCGTTAAAGCGTCCAGTCTCTCGTCCAGCGTTTTCTGCGGCTTATAATTACGATCATCTGCATCCATATTTCTTCCTTTGGTGGGAGGCGTTAGTACTCCATCCAGGTGAATGCTAATCGGATGGCCGATCCGCCTCTCTTTTGGGCTACCACCATCGCCTGTGCCCCGCTCCACCCTACGACTTGCTGCGCTTTATTCCAGGGCCAGCATTCAGCGCTTGGAGCCATTGACAGAATATAACAGAATCCGGGCAGGTACAACGCTAGAGCTTCACCGCGAAACAGTTGATGTTCAGATATGCAGGATGATTGCGCCCGCCGGGGTCTCGCTCGCTTTCGATGCGACAGGGAAACTGATAAGCGGATTCTCTCACTTCGAAGCCGATGCCCCGATGGAACAGCACCCGCATTGCGTCTGCTGAGAAGCGCCAGTAGTCGTTCGGGTAACTATGCAACGGGAAGCTCTGGTGCGTCTGCACCAGCACTGCACCGCGGGGCTTGAGGATCTTGGCCATTTCTTCCGCTACGATCCACGGCTTTTCCAGGTGCTCGAACACTGCACAGCTAATGATGGCGTCGAACGTAGGCTCTTTCCACGTCTTGGACATGCTGTGGGCATCTGCCAGCACGTCAACATCAAAGCCGTACTCGAAGTCTGTGCCGGTGAATGACTTCGCATGCGGTATCCACCATTTATGCAGTGTGCTGATTTCTGCCCTGCTACGCTTCGCGCCCATTTCCAGCACATCCGGCTCTCGTGCCGTGCACATATAGTGGATAAATTCCAGAACTGCTATGTTGTTGTCGTCTTCGACCAGATGGCTCATCTGTCCTCCTATGCAGCGCGGGATGCTGCAAGTCTCAGTCTACGTTCAGTATTACGGGACCACGGGATTGCTGAGTCTATTGCCAGCACGATATCCAGCGGGTCCATGGAAGCCGGGTCCCGGTCATCCATCACGATGGGAACGCATATTTTGGACGGTTTTCCGCCCTCAAGCAGCATCGTTGCAAGCTTCGCCGCCCCTTGGACACCCGGAACATCCCAATCGGGTAGAATGACCACTTCCTCATACTTGGCCAATGCGTGGAGCTGCAGCCGGGTGATAGCACTGCCCAGCCGCGCTACGGCTACCGTTTCTGCTGTCCAGGGTACGGCGCGCTCGACTGCCAGTGCGTCCATGATCCCTTCGACCACCACCGCACGCTTGCCCTTGCGATAGGCATTCCACAGCAGCTTGATACCAGGCGTGTTCAGGTACTTCGGCTCCAGGCTGCGGCTGACTGCCCTCGACACGCAACCATAGATCCGATGCTTTTTCCCGATCACCGGGAACACGATTCTACCGGCAAACGGCCCTACTTCTGCATAGCCGATTTCATGGCGTTCTACCTGTAGCTTGGTCACTCCCCGCAGCTGGAGATATCTGTACGCCTTGTGCTCGAACGGCTCCATCTTCTGCCCGAATAGAAACGGCTCGTATCCCACCGGCCAGCCCGTGATCTGCGGTGCTTTTTCTTCTTTCACTTCCGGCTCTGCTGCCCGCAGTGCTACTCTGCGTTTGATGCCGAATACGCGACAGAACTCTCGCAGCGTGAAGCTGAAGCTGTTGGATTTCCAGTCGCAATTGAAACAGTGGCCCCGGCCCTGGTCAAGGTTGAGTCCCAGTCTGTATCTGTGGTCCGGGCTCTCATCGCGTTCCTCGCAGAACGGGCAGTTCATCGTAACTTCGTATTTCTTGGACCTTGACTCGTGGTACTCGACGCCCGCTGCTTCTAAGACCTCTTTAAGTAACATGCTTCCACGTCTTTCGGCTAATTATTTTCCACACGGCGCCGTGTGTTAAGCCAAAGCACTTAGCAACGTTCTTCTGCATCATCCCTCTGCGAACAAGAGCACGAATTACTCTAACCTGCAAGTCAGTCAACTTAGAGCCATGAACCTGCTCACCTCTTCTGACCAGAAAAAAGTTAAACGTGCCTAAAGCTATCGAAACAGCCATATTCTGCTGATGTGTATCAGCGTATAAGTGATCAGGATTTACGCAATGTGGATTATTACAAAATCCTCTATGACAGACTTCCTTTCCCGCTGGAATGGGGCCGATCCACCAGATATAAGCTATTCGATGCGCAAGACACTCCATGTGTCCATCTGGCATGCGAATTGATATGTTGCCATAACCACCACCACGCGTAGAGCTAACCCACAGCCAACATCCCTTTGGCGATGACGTCTTATCTACGTGCTTCAGGAATCTAGCTTGCAGGTCTGCGAGGGCGCCGTTTCGCGGCAAGGGTGGCTTCTCTATCATAAAACAATCCACATCTGAAATTCGTTTTTATATCTACTGCGAATCTACTACGGTCTAAGCGATGGCGGATTACATACAGAGTCTTCGTGTTCTCCTCCCTCGGATCTCCACCAATACCTATCGCAAAGGTCACCTTACGCACCTTGGAAATGTCCTCTGCAGTATCCTTGCCGGTTACAATACGCTTACCTTCAGCACCTCTCGAAGCTTGTGCGGCTGTCCAGAGTATTACGTCAAGCTTGGCTGCCATCCTTCTCATCCGGCGGTACACCCAAGCAAACTCCATCCTCCTTGCACTTTCACCTTTGAACTGCTTCTCGCATTCTATTTCATCGTCATAGTCTATGATAATGACGTCGGCTACGAAGCCTGCTTGCCTTTCTTGCTCCCATAACTTTTCTATCTGTGAAAGTGTCCACCCACCCTCTGTGCCATCAACAATATGGATACGCCCACGCATCTGCTTCTTGATGCGTCGGAACCTTTTCCTAAGTCGATTAGGTAGCTGTTGCAACCGCGATAACGGCAGCCCTGTTAATGATGCATCAAGCCGATCCTCGACTTGATCCAAAGGATCCTCTAGCGTGATGAAGAGAACCTTCAAGCCTTGCATTGCATAGGCTGTAGCTATGTATGCTAGTGCTAAGCCCTTGCCACTGGAGTACGGGGCGAGTAACAAGCCGATATGCCCGCGACCAATAGATCGGACCTTCTCATCCAATGGATCTATTAGCAGCATCGGGTACTTTTTCAATTCGTCCCAATGGTTGCGTCGAGTTATGCGGTTCTCGAGCTGGTCTAGATAGTCTCTGGCTTCGACTTTCCCAGTCTGTAACTCGATCGCAGCCTTCTCGATTATTTCGCGAAGCATCTCCACGTTGAACTCGTGGGCTTCGTGTGCGGTAATGATTTCGTCTAATGCTGTTTCGTAGAACGAGTTATGCTTTAGTGACTTTATTCTGTCCTGCAGCGCTAATAGAGAAACTGGCTCTAGCTTCTGCGCCTGTATTAGATTGACCAAGTCCTTCAGCTTCTGCTTGGTCTTAACCGCCATCCCATTCTTGGAGATTTCTTCATCTATAGCCGATCGCAACATAGGTCCAATCGGCGACTCGTACTTCTCCCAAAAGCCTAAGGCCGCCTTAGCAATCGTGCGCTCTTCCTTCTCCGCAAACGTGGTCGGATCTACGTCCCGCCAGGATGACTTGAGAAACTGACGGTCCCGGACCAGCGCGCGCAGCAGCTGTAGTCTGAGCTCACTATCCATGTTACAAGTTAGGCCATGTCTTTCGATTGACGACAGACCATATCGCTGTATCAGTTGTACCAAAAATATCGGCTAGCTTTTGCTGGGACATGCGCGTCCTAGAGTACAAAGAGCGAATCACTCTAACTTGTAGTTCTGTCAACTTACTATTGGGGTTATTCATGCCACTAGAGTAGTTATTGCTGCCCCAAGCAATTCTATCATTTGTATTATCTTCTTTTGTCCCGGCATACAAGTGGCTTGGATTCAGACAGTTTCGGTTATTGCAAAAACTTCTATGCAAAACACAGGGTCTTGCTTTCGTCAAAGCAGCAACCCACCAAATGAAGGCAGCGCGATGAGCAGTGCGTTCAATACTTCCATTTGGCATACGCAGAAACACTTTGCCGTAGCCTTCATCCTTTGTTGCACCCTTCCACAACCAGCATCCGTCAGGCGACGATAGTGTATCAACTTTTTGGAGAAAGTCATTCTGCATTGCAGGCTTCAGCCACGTCTCTACAAACAGCACACTCTTGCGAGGTACGTGCTGAGACAGTAATAACCAGCGCAAAGTCTTTACCACCTTTATCCCAGAACCATATTGCTGTCTGAGATATGCGTACATAGCATTATTAGAAGTAGCTAAAGCTAGAGCTTCGCACTCCTTACTCCAAAGCGATAAGTCATGTAGTGCCCATTCGTACTTCACATCGTATAAATCTTCTACTTCTACTTTTTCATTTATGCCATACCTACGCTGAAAAGTAAATGTCGTTTCTTTTGCACCGTGAAATACTGTCATTAAGTACTTCAGCAGAGCACGTCTACCAGAACTGCAAAGTCGATTGTGCTCGACCATTTTCTCAGCATACGTAAGTTCAATAAAAGCCCATCTTCGCCGCTTAGCAATTCTCTTCAGCTCTTCTTCGAACGTTCTATCCACAGTTGCTCTCTGTATCTCATCAGCTCATCTATGATCCAGATTGCTTCTACTTTTCTAAGGTCATCTACGTACTTGATGTCCCGCTCTGTCTTGGCTGACAGGTAGGCATTTCTCTTGGCTAGATCGCCGTAGCCGCAGTCATTTAGTAGCCGCTGAATAAGGTCTATCTGCTTCTGTGAGGCCCGCGGTAGCGAGTTCAGTGCTCTCAGTCTAGTGTCCATAATTGCGGTGTCTTCGTCCCGGTGAGTATGTACGACATTGGTACTTCGTACAGGTGCTTGTAAATGAGGCTCACCACCATCTGCCTCGGTAAGTGGTAGCCGATGCCTACGCCATGAGCTGCTAGCCACGGCTTGCCGTTAGGCTCTTTCCACGGCGTTAGCTGCTGATACGGTGAGATGTTATCATCGAGGATTGCGTCATCGAACACGGTCGGCGTCAGCTTCGTCTCAAACAGGATGACAAACCCGTTCGAGATGGCCTTGACCAAATCTTGCATAAGCGTCAGCGTCATGATCCGGTCTATGAATCCTTCATTCTTTGCCATGTTCATGGCGTCCAGCAGCGTGTCCGGCCTCGACTGGGCAAACGCGGTGAGATTGGGCACGGAGGTGCGCCGGATTTTTCTGGTTGTGGCGATGGCTACGCAGAGCGACTGCATCATCGAGTCGTCGGTGTAGTCAAGCGTGGATAGATGAGCCGACATATCTATCATCGTTGGCGGCAGGGTAATTCTGACTCCCGGCGCTTTCAATGATTCCGGGTTGTCAGCTGCGCTTGGAATGTAGAAAGGTAAAGGCGTTTCCATTGAATCATCTCCAACAATTGCCTCGATAGGCTTTTCTTCTACGCACCGGGTTGTTCAGTTCCGACTGCACGCGCATGCGCTTTCGTATGATGCTGCTGGAGTAGGCTTTGGCAAAGTCCCCGATGCTGATCGAATCTAGCACGGATCGCACGCTGCGGTCCCTCGTCCTCATTCCGTCGTTGTCCGCTTCTTCTTCGGCCTGCAGCTGCTGCTCTCTCATGCGCTCTCTGAGCACTGTCACGTTCTCGCCGTCGGGGTATTTCTTTTTCAGTTCCTGCACGAGGATCTTTTCCGCCCCGTCACCCGTCATGGCTGCGACCGTGATGCCCAGGCCGCCGCTTTTTCTGATCCTCTTTACCTGGGCGCGGAGGATCGGCATGATCAGATCGAGTATTTCCGGTATTCCGACGCAGTATCTCTGCTCCCATACGCGTAACTTGAGCAGCCGTGCCTGGTCGAGCACCCGGAAATTCAGCCTCAGTTGCTTGCGCTCTCTGGAGAGCAGCCAATTTTCCACTTCTGTCATTATGGCATTGGCCGCGCCCCACATTTCCGACATTCTGCTACTGCCCGATCCGGTCATGCTGTATGGTAACGTATGCGGCTGGAAGCTGTATCCCAGGCGTTTTGGAAAGGTTCGATGTCGGTCCCGCATGCGCCGGGAATTTCTCGTAATACGTATATTAGGAATATCTTTTCGCTTGCTACTGCTATGGCTATGATCACGGCTATCATTATGGCTATGCGGTAGCTATGACTCTCTTTCAGAGAGGATGAAATCGGAAGCTAGCTTTCCGGTTCCTCTTCGGCTACTTCGACCAGAGTCGCGATTTTATCTTCGTCTACTCCCTGCGCTTTCAGCACTGCTTCCAACACGCCCCGGAAGCGGTCGCCGCGCTCCAATGCGCTCTTTGCCAATGTCTGGTCGAACAGTCTGCCGTGCTGCATGGTCTCGATCTTTTCTAGTGCAGCGGTCAATTTCTTTTGCTGGTCCAACCGTGCTTCGAGCGACTGCATCAGGCCTTGCCGGGCTTGCATAAGCTCTGCTTCCAACGCTGCTATCCTGGCTTGCGCCTGCTGCTGCATGTTCAAGGCATTCTTTTCCAGGTTCTGTATCCTCGTCACGTTCGACCCGAAAGCAATTAACAGGACGACGGCAAAAGTACAAAACAGCATTACGGCTATCATAACACCACCTGATCCCGGCTGTTGCACCCGTCGCAGTGGAAGTACCGGGTTACAACCACTTTCATGGGCTTGTTTCCTCCCTCAGGCACCGTCGTTACGACGTCCCCGTCCCCTAGGACAATACCCTCGGGTAAAGGCTTTAATTCTTGCACATCGTAGGCGTGTTCTACGCCGTCTTTGCACTTGGGGCAGATCCGGGAAACCGGCACCGGAATCGGTAGGTCTTCCAACATAGTCGTGGCACAGGCTTTGCAGTCTAGTCGGCCGCGCGAATGCCACTTCTCGCCAAGCCGGAACAGAGTCCCGTCATCTGGCTTGGAAAGCTTTAGTTCTGCTACTGCGTTGATCTTCATTTTCCCATTCCCGAATACGGCATGCCATTCCCGGTCAATCATACGCTGACGGGATTTTAACAGCCTTACTGCGTGTTGCTCATCTGAAGATAGGCGACCGTGGAGTGTGGCGTGCGTGCTCTTTGTGGCTATGTACCGGATAGCATGATCGAGCTTGGCCTTGATCAGCTCGCCCGACTCGAACGCTTCCCCGCCTTCTTGAACATGCTTAGCTGCACGGTCGCTTTGGGGCATTGCTTCCGCTCCATCATCTCCAACTCGGCCTTCACTGCTGCTAGTGCTGAGGCCGGATCATCTACGCGTACTTTTCTGACTTTGATCCCCATCGCCTTGATGGCTCTGGCTCTCGATTTGGCTGCTTTGCTGTATCGGTTTTCACCGTCTGTGCCGAAGTCCAAGTATAGCAGCTCCGTCTTGCTGGGATGCAGCCGTACTCCCCGCCCAAATTTTTGACAGGCATCGTTCTTGGACTTGAGTTCGGCCATGTCTATCATCACATCGACACGTCTAACGTTAATACCCTTCTTGAACACTTTGTTGGCTATGATCAGTTGCAGGTCACCCTTGTCGAATTTCCTGCGTGACCGGACCCGGCTATGCGGATCTATGGCACCGTATGCAAGACGATGGGGCACGTCTAGCAGCATCGCGTGCAGGGCTTTGACGTGTACGGGCCTGTGTACCAACGCAATCACGTAGTGGCCCTGCTTGATGAGGTAGCGGATTACTTTCTGCGCTGCTGCTAGCTTCGTTTCGTTGTCCCACACCTGCACTTCGTAGGACTGCTGATAGTCCTCTTCCGGGATAGGCTCGTATTCGAAAATCAGCTGCAGCATTCGTCCGTTGGTAAGCACTCCTTGCTCTATGCCCTTCTGCAGCGGGAACTCATAAATTACTGGCCCGGCAAAGCTGTAAGCCTTCGTTCTGATTTCTTTTCTTCTAAGCTGCAGCGTGGCAGTTAGACCGTAGCACGCTATCGGCTTGATCGTTTCTAGGATCTTGAAGTTGCGACGCGACAGCTGCTCGTGCAGCTCGTCGACGATCACGATCTTCACCTTCCGGAACCATCTTCTGAATTCTAAGTCATCGCGGTGCTTGTGCAGCGTCTGGATAGTGGCCACCGTCAGCCGCTGTGGCTCGTATTTGCTGTTGCCCACCAAGCCCACCGGCTCGCCTGCCCACTGCTCGATTTCTTTCTGCGACTGGTATAGCAGCCCAAGCTCGTCGACCACAAAGAGGCAGTGCTCTTTCAGGCACTTGAAAAACTTCCCGGCTACGGCTGTCTTTCCGGTGCCGGTAGCCGACAGGATTATCCCGCCGCCCCTCGGCACGTTGTCAAGCATGTTCAGCACTGCTTCTTCCTGGTATCTGTACTTCTCGTCGAGTGATGCCTCTGGCGCGTGGTAGCCATTCACCTTCGGTAAGTCGATGCGGACCTTGAACGTAACGCCCAAGTCTTTCACAGCGTCTTTTCTTGTGGCGCGAAACAGGCCCGCAGGCACCTTGCCTTCCTTAAGCATGGTGATGCGCCCGTCCCATTTGCCGTACAGATACTTCGGTGAGAATCTGTAACCCGGCGGATAGAAGCTCCAAAACTTGGAGATAGCTTCGTAGTCGGCGTCGGTGGCTTCCGTGACATAGGCGTACCGATTGGTCAGCACCACTTCTATCGGCATACTAGTTGGCTGACTTTTTCTTTGCCGCGGCAGTGCCATTGTTGACGGCGGATAGCTGCTTCTTTAAGTCGATCAACCATTCGACATCTTCTGGCGAATAATTTTTCCAATCTTTGAGCGTGCCCTCTAGTCTTCGAATCTCTGCAGATTCTAACTCGATATCGGTCGAAGGCGCGGCATTGATTGTTCTGTTAAAGAACTCTGTCGCTGGTCCTTGCGGTGTCTGTATCTCACGCATGTACAGCACACGGTCTTCAGTCGGGATACGGATTTTCTTTAGCAGCTCGTAACTGGTCATCAGTGCCTCGCCGTCCTCTGACTTCTGCTGGCGAAGCATGCCTTCCAAGTTCAACCGCTGCTGTACGGTCATTCTCAATATCGCTGCCATATTCTAGCCTCCTCACCTTCCTAATGATAACGAATCAAGCAGTAACAATGATGCCGCCGACCACATGCCGCAGGATGTTATTAGCATCGGTGAAGTACCCAGTCCATCCGTAATACCAGCCATTGCTATAAACATTCACACCAGAGCAGCCTACACCGTAGCTCTGACAGCTTACTCCCTTACCTACGAAAACACCGCCACTGTCAATCACCTGAACTTGCGAAGGCACGTAAAATCCTGAACTCGCCGAAATACCACCAGCAGACTGTATGCCATTCCATGAGGTATCTGTCGAGTTTACACCCTTCGAATACACATACGTATATGGCAGATAGAGGCCCCAGTTCGTGCCGCCAGGATTGTAGTTAATCTGTATATAGCTAGACGTTATGACGTTAGCAAAATTCACACTGTTAGTAGCGCCTACAGCCTGCCCAATCGAAATCACATTATTGGATACCGTAACGCCGGTGCCTCCGGTATAGCTACCGCCACCGCCACCAGTAGCTGCAATCGTAATGTTTTGGCCGGAAGGAGTAATCGTAATGTTTGCTCCGGCAACGAGAGTCACTGCGCCTGCTACCCCATTAAGCGAGGCAACAAGCCCAGTTACACAGTAGATATTCTTCCAGCGGTACGACGGGTGCCCAAGCGACGCGTTATTATCTCCATTCGGACACACAAAGTCGTTACCAGCGCCCGAACCCATAAAGACATATCGGTTATCCCCAGGACGGATGTAAATGTCGTTCCAACTGCGGTTATCAAGGTAAAGATTATTGCTGCCATCGTACCCCATGCTCAGAACCATATAATTGCCATTGTTCTGATAATTGGTAAGCATCACGCCACCGCCTACATACGCAGGTGACTGTATGATCAACTTCAATCCGCAATATACACTGGAATACCAGACAAAATTCCCAGCTGTATCTATTAGTCCGCGCTGAAATATATTGAAGGCACCGCCGACCGAAAGCCCAGTCTGAGCATAAAAGGCTATCTGCCCGGCGTTCCATTGTATAGCCGACGATGAAGTATCCGTAGCAATCCACTGAGAGCCGTTATAGTAGGCTCCACCGGACACAAACGCCTGCGATGGCGATGTCGAAGTCAGAAACATCCCATTATTGCTGGCACCGTAGGAAATTCTAACTGCTGACACCGGGCTAGGACAATTAATCCCAAGATAGCCGAACACTGCACCGCCCCACGTATTTTCTGCTGTATTCAGCACCTGCAGGGCATTCCCAGCTGTAAACCGGAATTTTATTCCGGCGTTGGTCATGATCATTCGCTCGGTTACGGCATAGGCCCCATTCACCGGGTTATTATCACTCTGATACCAGGCTATCTGCGTGCCAACCATTGCCAATATGGTCCCAGATGAAGCTTTTGCTACCCATGAAGTGCCGTTGTAACTGCATCCAGCAGACGTATAAAAGCTCGCCGCATCGGGCACCGTGATATAACCGCCATTATCCACACGGCCGTAGCTGATGCGCACGCACGAAGCTTGCGTAGGTGAGTTCACTCCCAGTGCTGTCGTATTCAGCCCGTTCGTCGACACTTCCCAAAACAGGTTAGGCGTATCTGTCAGCGTGTTCGAACTCAGCGCATAGGGAATTCTGGGAGTGGTCAGTGCGCCTCCGATACCCGATGAAGGCGCCACGATCGGGCCCCACGTCGTGCCATCGTAGACTCTAAGCTGTGCATAGCCGACATCCCAGTAAATTGCTCCGGCTGTGAAGCTCGGATCTCCGCCGATCAGGCCCGGTCCGCCGGTCCCGCCGGACACGCCGTTATTATTTCCAAGCTGCGTGTAGTAAGTCGATTTGTGCAGTCGTGCCAGCGACCCGCCGCTAGGCGCTTGGATCACGTTATAGCTAGTTCCTGCAGTGACAAAGCCGCCACTCGCTTGCAGATACCCGGTTGCGCCCAAGGCAGGGCTGGCGCCGTCGGCAGCTACCAGATACAACACTTTCGCTGCAGTATCCCAATAGAAGTTAGCTGTATCTCCGCCAAAGCTGCCGTTGCTGTTGTATTGCACGGCTCTGTTGGCACCGCCGGGCACGGACGTTGCAGGCACCAGCGGCACCCACGCTGAACCGTTATGCACTCTTATTCCAGGCGTACCGGAAGTGTCCCAATATATATTGCCTGCGCGGAACGCGGCTCCGGTCGTTGCCGTCGGAGCACCGCTGCTTTGCCCGATGTCAACATAGTACAGCGAGTGCAGCGAACGTGCATACACACCTCCCGATGATGCTTGAATGGCATTATAGCTGGCATTACTGGTTCTGAGTCCGCTTGCTGCATCTATCCATGCATTCGTATTCAAGCCCAGCGCTATTGCTGTTGCTCCGTTGGCACCTCCCGCCCACAGCAACGCCGTGTTGGCATCGAAGGTAAATCCCGCCAATGCGACTGGCTGGTTGCCGGAGTAAGTCAGTGCCTTCACTGCCATGTAACCGCCGACAGTGTTGCCTGGATCTGGAGCTACAGTCGTTGCTGCCGCGTAGACGCCGCCTGCCATGCTGGCTTGGATTACATTGTAGCCCACCGCTGTAGTGAGAAAGCCGCCGGTTGACTGCATATACCCGGTCACGGCTATTGCTGGCTTGTTGGCTGCTGTGGCGTTAACAAAAAATGTATGGGCTGCGTCATCGTAATAAAGATACGTATCTCCGGCAAATGCGCCGGCCTTGTTATATTGAATGCTCTTATCCACTCCGGCTGCGGCGCCGGAAAATGCCTGCCACGCACCGGCTTTGTAGTATTGGTAATTGCCCTGTGTCGTATCCCAGTACAAATTGCCATCGCGGAAATTCGCATTCGTCGTCTTGGTCGGCGGTCCTGCGCTATTTCCGACGTCGATGTACTTGTCTGCATGCAGTGATCTTGCTAACACGCCACCGCCAGGCGCCTGAATGCTGTTGTAGCTGGCATTGCCGGTAACAAAGCCCACAGCTGAGTTAACAGCTATATTCGTATTCAATGCTACCGTCGTGACCGGAGTCGTAGTCCCGTTCGTAGTTGATACCCACAGCAGCGCGTCTGTGGCGGCGAACGAGGCGCTGGTCACGGCAACCGGAAAGCTGCCATATCCCAGCGCTGAAACGCTGTAGTAAGCTCCCTTGCTGTTGAAAGCAGATGTGCTGTAAGCAGCCATCCACGCACCGCCACCCGTTGCTGCTCCCTGAAAGGCGTTATAGCTATCTGCTGTGCTGACAAAGCCGCCCACTGACGTCACGTAACCTGTAGTCACAGATATGGCAGCCTGCCCTGCCTTGCCTGCCACGGCCATCGACTGTGCCGTGTCATTCCAGACCAGATTATTATCACCCGTCAGCACGCCACCTTTGTTGTACTGAATGCTGCCGAAAGCACCGCCCGTACCGCCGAGGCCCAGCGATATCCACTTAGTGCCATCGTAGGCCATCAACATTTTATTCGTATCACTCCAGTACAGTGCCCCTGCCTGGAAGGTATCGCCTGCTGTCAGCGTAGGTGTGGTTGCTCCGTGGCCGACCTGCACGTAACTCGTAACTGCCATCGACCGGGCATTTAGTCCGCCCGCTGTCTGCACGCTGTTGTACTGTGTATTGGCTGTGGCAAACCCGCCGTAAGCGTTGACAAAGCTGTTCAACATCAGGCCGTATGCACCCTGTGGAGCCGTAGCCGACGTCGTACCATTTACTCCAGACACCCACATCAGCACGTCATTGCTACCGAATGCACTTAGTCCCGGCAGCGCTACCGGAAAGTTCTGCGATGCAAGCGGAGCTGCGTCGATGTACCCACCGCGGCTTCCATGCGGTGCCACTGCATATCCGGCAGTTACTGCACCGCCGCCATAACCCGTCCCAATCGTATTAATTGCTGACCATGAATCAAGCGTCGATACGTAGCCATTCGACATCGTGTATCCCTTGTCCACGATCAGCCCCTGCTGCCCGGCTACGCCCAAAATCGTCTGCACTCTAAGCGTCGAATCCCAGAGTAAGTTCGCATCACCGCCGAAATTACTTCCGACCTTGTACTGAATGCTTTTATCTATGCCACCCGGTACGCCTCCACCCGTCGTGCCTGTTCCAACAGTAGACCAGCTATTACCATCATATACTCTAAGCTGATTCAACGTCGAATTCCAGAACATAGTCCCTGGCGTCAGCGAATCGCTCGTCGTCAGGTCGCCCTGTACCAAATCTGTCGCATGCACTCCGATATGCGTATACTTGCTCGCGCCGAGCGACTCGCCATACACGCCGCCTGCTGGAGCCTGGATCGCGTTCCAGGTAGTCGCCATCGTGGCAAATCCTGCTGCTGCATTGACGAACGTATTCAGCATCAGGCCGGTAGTGTGATTTATGGCATCTGTAGGCGTGTCATTCTGGCCAGCGTTCCACATGAGTACTTGCGTATTATCGAACGTAGCACCGGCCAGTGGCCGCGGGTAACTCGCATATCCGAGCTGTGCTAAGTCGATATAACCTCCATTCGGTGCTGGCGCTGGCGGTGCTGGCGGCGTTGTAGCTGGCGGAGTATACGGCGCCACACTCACGGCACCCAAAAAAGCTCCGGCACCGGAAGATGCACCATTGAAGGCATTCCACGCTGGCTGCGTGACGATAAAGCCCTGGTCGGCGCGGATATAGGAGTTAATTGCCTGAATACCGGGCTGCCCTGACTTGCCGTATACCGTCATTACCTGCTGATCGTAATCCCACTGTAAATTCTGATCGCCCCATGAATTACCATTCATGTTGTACACGATGGATTTATCGGTGCCGCCGACGCTGCCTCCGCCTCCTCCGCCGCCGAAGTCTTGCCACACGCGTTTTCCACTGCCATCTACCGACACCGACATCTGAAACTTATTCGGCGTCCCCGTCTTGTACCGGATTAATCCCACGTCTGCTGTGAGTAAATCAGCATCTGCATCGTGATAAGTAGCTGATCCAAGGCACCACAAAGCATCGCCGTACACTTTGCCCGTCAGCACGCAGTCATCGAATCCGGCCTGCGTTCTATTACCCGTGGAAATATTTCCGGTCCCTGCTGTCGCGCCCAGCGAGACATTTAACAACGGCATCCTCACAGGCACAGGATGACTCGGATCTGTCATATCGACCCGGGCGTAAGCCTGCAGCTGCATGTGCAGCTGGGCAGTGCCCGTATCTACGTTGTAGACGCGCAGTACGCTCGTGCCATCATCTCCTCTGCCCTCCCGCCGGATGGAATGGGTCGAGGTCTGCTGCAGCCGTGCGTCTCCTGTTGCTGATGCGAAGTTGCTGGCGTAATGGTGTGCCGTGCTGCTCGTCGACGACGGGTCCTTCATGAATTCGTACGTCTTGTAAGTCGTCCCGATCAGGTCGTTGGCACGGATTTGATTCCCCTCGCCCGAAGCGTAATTCTGGCCGTAGCCGCTCAGGTTCGCATCTTCGAGCACCGCTGGGGCGTAGATGGTCGGGCTCCAGTAAATGCGGTTATTGATGATTACATTATTGAAGCCGCGCGTATCGTCTGCCGGTGGATCAGGATACAGGATATTGCCGACCACGATCGGGCTGGCCGAAGGCGCTGGCTGCACATAGATATCATTGTCGGATACGTAACTGTCTCTTGCAGCGTACAGGGCGATGGCATTTCGCCCCATATTCTGAAAATTATTGCCGACGATCGTGGCTCCGCGTGCGCCTCTGTCTCCGGTCGCGGCATGGCTCGTGTTGCCGAAGTTTATGCCGTAAGCCCAGTCCGACTGCCCGTCAGCTGCTCTGCCGCCCCATCCCGGCGCGCCGATTTGATCTGCTGCGTAATCCGGATCGGTTGGTGCTGGCGTCCGGCACTTATTTCCGACGATCGTACCGCTTGAATATCCGTCGCAGTCGATATACCCGCCGTTACACGATGTCAGCACATTGTTGACATAGTTCACGCCGACCGTAAGCCCGCTGGTATCTATGCCGACGGCCCACTGATCTCTCAACCATTTCGGGGCAGACATATTATCATCATCTATCGTGATGTAGCCGATCCGCCGCATGGTGTTGCCTTCAACCACGCCGCCGTCTATGCCGCCCATCAGCACACCGTCTCGCCCTATGTCGAGGAAATCGTTGTTCTTGATCCGGATGTTGCTGTGCAGGCGGTTGAAGCCGTACAGGTGCGACCACACGCAGTTGCCGTCTATGCGCATGAACGAGCAGCCATGCACCAGCACGTCATGGCAGGCATTGGACGAACCGTCGCCCTCCATGAGTATTCCGCCCGTCCACGCCCCGTAGGCAACGTCGCTGGCGGTCACACCGAATAGATGGGGCCGGTTGTTCAGGAATCGACAATCCGTGACCCGCATGTGCGTAAGGTACTCGTGCCGGGCATCGAAGATGATGGCATAGCCCGCTGTATGCTGAATCGTAATCCGCTCGAAACGAACCTGATCCACCGGCCCTGCATCTGACTTGACCCAAAACGAGCTGTTGTAAGTAAACGGATCTATCATCGGGTCTAAAGGATAAGATGAGCCATCGATGATAAAGTTGCCACCCTGAATTACCACATGATCCGGATTCGTGATGTTGCCGTCAACCAGAAAATCGCGGAACGTGATATTCGATGCCTTAATAACAAACATGGCATCGCCGCCCTGGAAGTGTAGATCCCTCTGCACCACCGAATTCTCACCCTCGCCGTGGAACACGATATTCGGTACATCCACCACGATCGGCTGCGTGATCACATACTCGCCCACCGGGATTTGAATCGAGCACCCGCCGCGCACTTTTGATGCATGCTGGATTGCCGCGTTGAACGCTGCCGTAGGGTTGCCCTTGTCAGCGAGATAATCGAGAATCGAGACACGCTCACCATGCTTGTCCCATGTGTTTCGAGGTATTGCATTTGGATAAGTCGGCATCTTTTCCTCACATCGTTGACTTCACAAACACTCCATTGATCACTCTCATCCGCGTTCCGCGCCGGAACACTCTGCGTCCCTGCGGCGTTAAGTCTGCACCGCCAGTATCCCAGCTGATCGTGCCCATGTCATTCTGCGATGTCCCGAAGGCCGGGAAGGCATAAGCTTCTCTCATGGGAATTCTATCATCCGTATCGTTGTACCTACCGTCTGCACTGATCGTCAGCAGCCGCAGTATCCAGGTGATGCCGCCGAGGTTCTGCACATCAGGCTGTGCCACAGGCCCGAACGTGCCGAAGTTCTGATCTACGATTGGGCCGTAGGAAAATCTGTCAGCTACTTCGTACTGCTGCGTATCATAAGTGGGCCTCCACTGTGCGTCTACCACGACTATCACGCTATCTGCTGTCGGCATGTTAGCCGGATCCCAGTCGCTCGACAGCGTGATTTTTGTATCCGTATTATCAGCTATGGCGCGCACCTGCCCTCTTCCAGGGCCATCTATGATCCAGCACAGGCGGCCGGTTTCTTCGTGCGGTCTCAGGCCGTAGATTTTATTCCCGTTGTCATCCAGCACATAGTTGCCGTTAGCATCCTTGTTGGCACTGAACGGGTTGATCCACAGCGGGTCCACGTAGCTGTTAGATGTGATCTGCTCTGGCCTGCACCGAATCGTGATTACATCATTCTCTGCAAAGATAGTAGTCAGGTCAGGCGGTATCTGGTTGTACGTATTTGGGCCGACTTGAATCCACTCTTCATCGTTATCTATGATCTTGTAATTGACGATTGGTATTTCCACATCAGGATCGTACTTGGCTAACATGCTAATTGAGCGGCCCACCAGCGAGCCCGGGATAAAATGGTAGTCTTCGCCATTCACATTCGTCATGCCGATCTGCAACTTATTCCAGATAACTCCATGCACCTGCGCGCCCAGGATGCCTGCATGCCATTCGATTTTATTCTGCACCCGGAAATGATCGAATTCATCATCGGGTGCGCCCACGTTCCAATGCGGCACTGACGTGATTCTATACGACGTATCTGTAGCGCCGATCTTGGCGACCCAAAACCAGATCTGATTATTATTCGTGGCGCTGATAAATACTTCCTGTGCTGTTGCTAAGTCAGGTGGGTCTATCGTAATATCTATGGCCTGCCCTTGCGCTACGTCAACGTATATCACATTCGACATCGGCGACTCTTTGAAGCTGGGATGAACGGAAGGATCGCTCGGCACCACGCCATCCCAGGCACATACGGCTACCGCGTATTTGCCGGGTGGAATAGAAGCTCCGGCGTCTGTTGCTGTAGCGATAAGCAGGACGGGCTCGCCCACGATCTTGCTGACTTGGTTTGGCGCCGGGTTGCCGATCATGGTGAACGACACGATCGGTGTCCCGTCTTCGGTCATCTTATAGAAGGGCTTTATTCCGAAGTTGCCCCACATATCAAACGTATCGCCCGGCCCGATGTTGGCGTATCCGGGCGACCAGATAAGCGGCATGTCCAGCGTTGCCATCCGCCTTACATCTATCGGTAGGCCATCGGAGTAAATCCATGCTTGGTTGAAAAAGTAAGCGTAAATTTCAAAGTCGGTATTGTATGGCGCGGGCATGAACGGCATCGGCGTCTGTGCTAAGTCTATCAGTAAGTCAGATGCTGCTGCCGTGCACTGCTTCTGCACCAGGATCGTTCTATTATCCGCACCTCTTATTTCTACTCCCCAGATATTCCGCACATCGCCGTTAAAGCCATACTGCACGTTGTACGAATCTATCATCCCCATTTCTTGGCTCGGCTGCTCCCGTATGGCCGTGGCGCCGATGTATAGGGGCTGATCTGGCTTCATGGGCCACATCAGGCGAAGCACTTTTGATCTACGCGAATAGATGCCATCTTTCACTGGCCGCAGATACCACGTCTGGTCGTACTGCCTGCGAAGTAAGTCGAATTCCAGCGAGTAAATGCCATCCGACTCGGTAATAGGCGGGCTGACCAGATCGACGTAATCCGGCAGATCTTTGTTGCCCCAATTATGATCCTGGCGCCTGATTTCTATTGCACCGTCCCACGGGTTGTCTGGATCTGTAAGCCATGTATCGAATACTTCCACGCGGCACCGATCATCTACGATCTGGAACAGTGAGATCTGCACATTGTTGAGATCCGGCAGATACGAATTTCCAACCTGCGTAGTGTAGCGTGGATCTGGCGGATCTGCTTTGTCTTTGAACGTGAGCACCGTGGCCGGATCTGGCATTATGAAATTCTTAAGCATCTTTTCCAGGTATAAGTCGGCGCCGAATCCGATCTCATACGAGAGCAATTCCGTCTGTAAGTCGAGAATGCTGATCTTCAGCGTGGTGACCAGATAATTCTGTTGGTCGATTTTTCTTTTCGGGGCGTGGATGAATAACTCCCTGCCGCACGTAGGGAAATATTGCCAGTCCTTGTCGTCTCCGGTGAAGAAAAAGCTCGTGCATGTGTAAGTGCCCTTGTAGAGCACCATGCCGCGGTCGTGCAGATAGGCCAATGCCGCGTTGTCGCAGTCTTCGCTTGTGCGTGGCAGTGGAGTCAGGTCACTTACTACTGCTGATCGTATGCCGTCATCTCCCACGATATCTGCTTCACTGTCAATCGAATCTTTGTTCTGTATTCTGGCTATTGCTGCCTGCGATTCCCAGGACTGAAACCGCAACGGCGTTCCTGCTGCCGGGATGGTAAGCGGATTCTGGTTGTAGAATCCGAGCGTATCCGACTCATTGCCAGGCGTAATTTGAGCTACCTGTAATTCCAGGCCGTTGCCCAGCACTTCCTGCACTGCTGTGTCTGACAGCATCAACGGCCCGGGTACGATGTTACCCGATGCCGGGCTAGGCCACGGCAGCACCGGGCCGATGAAACCCGTTGCCCACATGTCGCCTTTCTTGACCCAGCCCGACGTCCACGGCAGCATCGGCAGCCACCCGGTTGGTCTTGCTAATCCAGACGGCCCACATAGTGCGAACAGAGAGCCTTGCGGCATCGCTGCGACCACCGTATTGCCAAGCGTTAGATTCAGCTGCTGATTATTGATCAGTGCGTAGGCAAGGAAAGCCGGTAACTCGATATCTAGCGATGCTATCTTCGTGATCGTCGGCTCGTAAAAGAAATCTGTGCCGACCTTCACTGCCAGGATATCCCAATCCTGCACGGCAAACGTGATCGAGCACGGCACGCTATCTACAGTCCCACCGAACTCTGTGCCATCCTGCGTGCGGTACACCTGATTGTACCGGGTATACATCGGAGCTGTAATCAGCGTCTGCAGCACGTAGTTATGGTTCGGCTTCGTAATGATCACGTCGCCGATTTGTTCCGCATCTTTGGCTGTCGGTTGCTGCACGGCAAATGCTGCTATCTGTATTCCGCCATAGCCTATGCCCTGCATGCCTCCGCCGCCCGGCAACGGAATAATTGCTGGCGGCGTTAGCTTGTCGGTCGTAGAGATGACAAACCCGGCTATTAATTTATCCTGCGTGTTCTCATCAAAGCTGCCGTACAGGCCGCCGATTATTCCCTCGCAGTGCCCGTTGAACGTAATCTCGCCGTGCTCTAAGTCTATGCTGCCCGCTACTTCCAAGCCGTTGTTCATCTGGAGATAGGAGTCGCCCAGCTTGTGCGGTGGCGCAGGCGTGACGATATTCAATGCACCTGCGGTAAAATCGAATTCCATGTACGGGTCTAGCAGATACCAGTTCTGCTTGTTCAGATCGGTGTTAGTCCACGGCTCGTTCAACAGCAATGCCGATGCGCCTTCGAACGTCTTGTGGTGCAGCGGAAAGGTGCCAGTAAAGCCGTCGCCGATAAAATAGTCCTCGCGATTGTTTCCGGCCTCTGCTCTGCCGATGATCGTAACATCGTTCACCAGCGGCACTGTCATTACATCCGTATTCAGGCCCTTTGGATCGAAGGTCCGCTGAGCTTTTCTTTCGTCGTAGCCTATGCCGAGCGGTGCGTCATCGTACGGTGCGTATACCAGCTTTTTATTTCTGCCCCGGTTACGGAAGCGCGTTGCATCTCCCCACTCTTTGGCTAACTCGGACCACGACTGCGTTGGCTTGTACTCGAAGTACGGGACTATATCGCCTTTCTGCAGCATCGTTGTATCAAAGAAGCCGGGGCACAGCACTTCTGCTATCGACGCTAGAATATCTCCCTGATACTGATTCAGATATGCCGGTATGAACGGCACCGATTTGATATTTAGTAAGTGCTCATCGCTCGAGCAGTTGATTTGGTACTCGAATAACTGGCCGCCCATGATCGGCGTCGGCGAAAGGGCCATGTAGACCATTTTCGGCTGTACGGTGATAAAGCCGGTGAACAGGCTTTTATTCTTCAGCGTGCCGTACAGGTCGATGTAGGCGTGTTCGGGCGGGATCACGAACATCGAGTCTATCGGCGAAAGCGAAAACGTGCAGGTGGTAGGAACGTTGAGCGATTCACTGATCGACAGCGACTGATGAATGAGATACCGGGTGTAGTCGCGTTCGGCGCCACTCCAGCTGATCATGAGTTTAAAGGCCATGGCAAACCCCTGTTTCCGTCGCTGTAGGGCCCGTCAGGCAGCGTCGCTGGCCCTGTACCCGATACTTAGGACCACCTATCATAGATTCTGGCCCCGGAAGGCGCCATATCCGTACGCTGAGCGGGAGGCGTAGGCGGCTGCAAAGTACTCATCCAGGATGTCCTGCATGCTCATTGGTGTGCCAGCTGCGCTGCTATATCCCTTTTGTACGTTGGCAAGTACGCCAGGAGCGAACCCGGCTACGTCTTTCAGCCCGGCTACCAGTTGCTGCAATTGCTCGATGCGGACCATGTCACGGTCTGTCTGGTCATTCTGTAGGCCGACCAGCTGCATTTCCAGACCGATGCGTGTCGTAGCTAAGTTAAAGATCTGCTGCTCACTGGCCACCTTGTACTGAGTCGTTGCTATCTCGGCGTTCAGCTGCTGCAGCTGCTTGTCCGTGTCCAGCTTGATCTGAGCTATCTGCTCGCCTGCCGTCTGTGCTCTCGTTGCCTGACGCTGTAGCGAACCCTGGCTGAGCACGCCCCGGATTTGATCTGCCATCTGGTTCATGAGCTGCTGCCGCTCGAGCAGTAAGTCGTTTAACTTGATGGCATCGTTGACGGCATTCTGTTGATCTTGATTGAATTCCGACAGCTGCTGCTCGTTGTATTCTTCCGTAGTCCTGGCGAGATTTTTCAAGCTCAGATCCAGCCACTGATTTGCTGATGCTAAGTCGTTGGCATTCTGTGCAGCGCCCACGAATTTGTTGTAGCTGGTATAGATGTCCTGCAGCGACTTCAAAAAGTCTTGCCCGCCCAGCGGCGCCTGCAGGATTGCCAGCTGTTGGTTCATATCCCGGATGACTCCCTGCTGCTGCACCTGCAGGTCTTGCAGCTGCTGTGAGTAGTCGTCGATGACTTTCTGATACTGCTCGCCACCCTTCTTTGACTGCGCCTGCTCCATCCTTGCCTGATTGATCAGCCCCTGTATTTGCGTGATGGTCTGTGCGATGTTGTTGGCGTTTTCTTTCAGGGCTAGCTGAATGGCTTGCATCTGGTTCTTGAGCTGGTCTATGTTCCTCTTTATCGCCGCGTTCTTTGATCCGGTAATGGCGCCCATCACACCGCCAACCACCATCCCAACTGCCTCGCCGATTGGGCCGCCCATCTTGCCAATGCTCTTGAACAAACTGCCCATAGTCTGGCCAATCATGCCGCCCAGGCCGCCACCGGACATGGCGCCGCCAAGACCACCGGCTATGGCGCTTTGTGCCTGCGTAATTGCTGTAACAAAATCGCCCACGGCTCCGACTGCAGCGCCCAGCTTGTTGACGAACAAAGTCATATTTTCGGAGCCTTTTACAAATGCGCCTGTCTCGTCTCTCTTCCAAGGCGTTGCCATGATATCCCGGCGCTCAACGGATGAGCGCATTGCTCCGGCTCCGATATTGAGTATCTTCGCGAGATTCTGTGCAAACGGTGAGGTAAATATCTTTCCGATCTGATTGCCAATGCCTTGAAAGGCAGTGCTTGCAGCGTATGCAACGCTTTTCATCTGTATAAGCTGCAGCTCGAGCTTCTTCAGCTCGGTGTTAAGCTGGATCGTTGCCAGTCTAACCTCGTTCAACAGCTGCGGGCTCTTGGCTAAAACATCTGGTAAGGCTGCCAGCTTTTGCTTGAGTACTTCTATCTCATTTTCTATAATTCCGGCCCCAGCGCCTTGCATGCCCGGCTGAGCCTGAAACTGTGCCAGCTTCGCCTGCGCTATCTGCTGGCGCATGCCGTAGCGCTCGTTGATGAACGCTAAGTGCTCCTTGCCTTCAGCTTCCTCTGCAGCTAGGCGTTCAGCTGCGTATTTACGCTCGATCTGGCCCCGCTGATAATTCAGCTGTTCGATGTAATGAACTTCTCCGGCATGAGCTATTTTTAGGGCATCAATGTGATCTAACTCAGCCTTCCTGTTCGCATCGATTAACCTCAGCTTCTCCTGATAATAGTCATCCCAGTTAGCAAGGCCACTTTTTAGATACTCCTCGTTAGCTGTCTTCTGTTCCTTGAGGGCTGATTGAGTTATTTCTAACTCCTGCTTCAGATGCTCATCTAAACGCTTGAGCTTGGCATCTTCTTCAGCATCGTCTGTTTCCCTTGCTTTTTGCCTGGCGGTATTATGCGCTAGCTGAATCTGCTTGTCTATTTCCGCTACTTTCTCCGGCTCGTCAGCGTGTAATTGCCTCTGCGCTATTAAGTCCTGCTCCGTAGCCTCGTGCTCTGCCTGTTCCATACTCCTACGATCCGCGAAGTAGTCTTCCAGGCCCTTGCGGTCTCGATGATATGCGGCTTCATTAGCTGACCTACGATCTTCCAGCGCGGCCTTATCTAATTCGGAGATGCGCTTGTTCTGCTCCTCGTGAAGCTTTATCAGCTCTTGGGCATCCTTCAGAGTACGCTCTTTATCTTCGCGGCTGGCATCTGCGTTTGCCGCCAACATATCATCTTTGAATTTCTGGCTGCTTGCGGCTATCTCGGCATTGACTTTTTCCTGCTCTTTAATCAGCTCCGGCGTCGTCCCCGTCCTGCCGGTAGTCTGGAACAGAAGCATTTGCTTGTCGTGCAGAGCGTCCTGCTCAGAGACATATCGGGCCCTGATAAGATCTTTGGTGCTCTTCAAGCGATCTTTTTCTAACGCTGCTATTCTGTCCTGATGATCTTTGGCAAGGCCCTCACCGCGCGACATGGCCTCGCGTTCTAGCTTTAGCTGCTCTTCAACGCGCTTCTTGGTTTCTGTTAGTAATGCAATTGTATGTTCGGATGCAGCCTTTTTCTGAGCCTGAAGGATGGCGTCATCCATCGTTGCCATCTTGGCTGCATACTGCATGTGCTGCGCGCTCTCTTCTTCTTCTGGCTTTTGCTTCTTCTTTTCGCGCTCGTCTTCCAGGCCCATCAACTTTCTGATCTCATTGTATAAATCAGAAACAGCCTTAGCGGCACCTTTGATCTCGACCAATATTCCTCTGAAAGCCCAGTAAAGTGGCTGTAGCCTCACCACCCATCCGGCAATATCGCCTATTAATGAGCCTAGCTTCTCCATCAATGGATTCACCAGCTCAAGGGCTGTAGCCAGATCTTTGATAATTGCAACGAGATCTTTGTAAAGAACCGACTTCTGTGCACCTATAAAGAAGCCGACAAAGAATTCTTCCTGTTGCTTGCTCAACTCTGCCCACGCACCTTTGATAGTGCTGACCTTTTCCATGCCCTCCAATTTCGTATTTATCTGACCCATTACATCATCTATCTTGCGAAGGCGATCAGCAGCCTCACTAAACGCCGGTGCAGCCTGCTTGTAGTGATCTTTCAGCGCCCGAATACCCGTTATGTGCGCCAGCATACGCGTTTGCCCGGTCTGTATAGCGCGTGACAAGGCGTTTATACCTTCTTCGCGCGTATGCCCCATGGCAGTAGCAGCATCGCTAGCACTCTTAGCCCACTCGGCCATCTTTTCAGTGGAGATGTCAGTCAGGTTATTCATGGCCGTCATGCCGTACTGAAGCAGCGTCATGTTATTCACCACATGACCCGTCGCTGCATCCAGTTCTTCCATCACCTTCTCGGCACTCGTGCCCGACTTCTGAGCTATATTTTCAAGAGCGGCCAAAGGCTTTGCCATTTTCTCAGCTGTGACAAAAGCCTCTTCTAGTGCTTCTTTTAAATGCTCAATGCTTTCAAGGAGATGATCAACTGCCTTCTCAGCCAGGGCAAATGTACCACCGCCCAGCAACCCAAGCAGCCCTGCCTGCGCCAGCCCGCCTCCCATAATGCCGACACCACCAGTGGCAAACTTTTGAAGCATCTCTCCCAGGCCGCCCTCTTCATGATGCTTTTCTTTATTCTTCTCGGCGTTCTTTTCTCTCAGCAGGGCTAACTGTTTTTCTATCTCGGCTGTTTCTTTGCGTGCCTCTTCTGTTTCTGTTCTTGCTGCTTCTGTTGCTATCTGCTGGGCCGCCAGCTTCTCCTGCATGGCCTTTGCATTCACAGCTGCTTCTGCATTAGCTTGTTCCTGCTTCAGCTTCTGCATCTGAAGCAACGCATCAGTCATCTCCTTGACTCGTGACAAATCTTCATCGCTCGGCCCTGATGCTATATCGGCTGCGAACTTGTTCAATTCCTGAATAGTGGCTTTGACTGCTGCCGACGCTTCTTTCAGCGGCGATAAGTCAAGACCGAATTTCAGAAGCAGTTGCTCTGTTGCTGACGCTCCGCTGGGGCTCATCTTAGTACGCGACCTCCAATGGGGATCCCCAAAACTGCAAAGTAACGCAGTGCCTCAGGCCCGGTAAGGCGACGCAGATCTATCTCTCCACGCTCGTTGACCATCTTCTTGGCAATGGGGGCAAGCGCCTCGCCCATAACCCGTAACTGATGCTCCACATCCGGCTCGGACCGGCCCCGTAGATCCATATCTTCGTCGATCAGGGGCCGTCTGGCACCATCGTTGGCCCCTCTCCCGTGGGATACATGCATGTTGTAAGCTAGCTCGGCGCTACGCCAGCCCATGATCGCCAGTTCCGACTTAGTAAATCGCTTATAAATCTCACGCATTGGCATATGAAACGATTCCATCCAACTGGCCGCAGCTGCCACCGCCGGTAATGCACTATTAGTCACTGAGTCAGGTATTCTGGGACTATGCGGACAGCTTGAGAGAAAAAATCCCGGATCCGCCCTACGGCAACCTGTGCTTCCAGTACGTCTCTGATCCGTGCGGAACTCATGTTCATCCGCACCCAATCTCCATTTATTTTCTCATCGCCGTATGGATCCAGGCACGTGGCACATAGATCGGACATCAGGGTCATGGCTTCGGGCAGCATGTCAACTACCTGCTGCACCTTTTGTTCTGTGCTCGAACCGGGAGCGAAGTTTGCAGCGCTCAGCTTTTTGACGTTGGGCAGCAGTAAGTCGAATATGGATTTGAAGAGCCGCATCTCGATCGACTGCGGTAGCTCGCGGATGACGAACGTGCGCTCTTTTCTTCCGCTGCCGTCACGCACCACCAGGCGCACGGTCATCTCGGCGTATTCCTGGCTGAGTAGCTTGCTCAGGTCTTCCGGCGACGGCGGCTTGTTCGACTCTTTGAGCTTGGTTATTTCTTTTTCCATCATCTCGGCGTTCTGAGCGCTGAGCGATTGGATGTGTTGTTCGAGTTCGCGGGCCTTCTTTGCCTCTAGATCCACCCGCACCGTCTCGCGCACTCGGCCCACGACGAGCGGGATCAACTTTAAGGCTATGGGTTTTTCTTCTGCGGTTAGTGTGGAGAGATCGTATTCAGGTTCGGTAGAGAGAATTTCAGCAACTTCTTTCGGCGAAGGGAAATTGTGGTCTGCCATAAGCTATCCTTTTCTAACTTTAGCCGCCACATCTTTATTCACCTACTTTCTTTATCAAAAAGACCCGGCCCAGCTTATGGCTGGCGCGTGGTAAGGCTCTGAGCTGAGCCGGGCCTCCCCCTGCAAGGAAGCTATTGCGCCGGATTTGTTCCGGGATGCGGATAATAGGCCGAATACCGGACCACAGTCTCGCCATCCAACGGATCGTCAAAGGCCATTGCTTCGAACGATGCATCCATGTCGTATTCCTGCATGGACGAGATATTCTGAATGGCCACTTCGCCCAGGCCGGCGAATGCGTCTGGAGCTACGCGTGGGTAGTAGAGCAGAAGCTGCGAGAAGTCTGCCGTGTCGAGCTTGAACACCGCCGACCACTCTGCGATGTAAGTGCCGCCTTCTCGCGATGCGTAGCCGGTTATGGCCTGCACCTTCGCAGGCGGCGCCGGAGCTGTCGGCCCCATCCCTTGTATGCCGACCTTGTTGCCGCCGCCGACAAACGGGCCGGTCAGCACGAGTAAGTCGGCACCGCCGGCTGTAACGATTTGCTGAACACCGGCTACGTAATCGGAAGTCTTGCGAATGAAGTCGACGTCCGTCACGGCACCCGGAAACACGTTGGCACCTGCGTCTCCCACAAAGCCGTAGGTCGCCGGGTCGTAGTCGATGTCGCACACAATCATCGAGCCGACAGGGAATTGCGAGCCCGTCCCGGTGGCGACCGAAAGCGTCGGTATGCCCGACGGCCCGCCCGTCATCCCACTCGGCGAGTAGGCTATCATCGGAACGCCGGCTACGCCAGGCGAATTCAAAGGCCCTTGCGTGTTCGGCGTGGCATTCCCGGCCGTTTTGAGCAGGTTGAACACCTGCGAGCCGGTCGCCAGCCGCATCGCCGTCCGCGACATTTCCGCGAATGCGAAATTGAACTTTTCCGCCACCTCTCCGCGGTACTTGGCCCGCACTGCTCCGCGGTAACCGGAAACGATATTTCCGATTTTCGAGCCTGGCGTAAATTTGAAGTTTCGAATCAACCCGATGTCAAACCAGCCAGCAGGTGGAGTCGCGTCGACGAACCGGCCCAAAACTTCCAAGTCGTACATTGTGGGCCCGATCGACGTCGACGTCTGATTCACTGCTGTTGCTTGATTGAATGGGGCAAAATAACCGCGCCATCCGGAACCAACATTAAGCTGGCCCTGTCGGAATGGCTGCGTTAATGACTTTGGAAGATTTGCTCCTGCCATTCGTCCTTCTCCTCTATTCACTAAGCCTGGTCTGCCCTACAATAATAGACGTCATTATCAGCTACAGCCTACGGCGGAGCACATCTACGATCTGTTAAACGCGTCTATTCTAGCACGCACATCCTTCGTCAAAACCGGCTGCGGATACGGCTGCTGCAACTTCAGCGTAATATCTTCCCACGCATCCACTTCCACGGCTGCTACTCCGTAGAGTAAGCCCGATCTCTCTGCATCGAATCTCGGAATGAATCTTGGTGTAGTCCAGAAGATCGTTTCTGCCCCGCCGTATTCCGGCAGGGTAAAACCGTTGCTGGACAGGTTGCCGTCCCTGTCTGCTGTGTAAGCCATCTTCTGGCAGAAGCCCGGGTAATTCGCGTCCTGCAGGTTGTTCTGCATGTTCAGGTGGACGCGGTATCTGTCACCGCGGTTCTGTTTTCTTTCCGTCGGCTCTATGTCGTCGCCCATCACCAGCCAGACCCACTGCAGCATATGCTGATAGAAGGTCACCGATGCTGTGCCGGGCGAGATCGGCGTCGAGCTAAGGTACAGCAGATACAGCGTGCTGTCTTTCGGCGGCGTCTGCGGCCAATCTCGACTGGCCACAATAGGTCCAAAGCGTTGCGTTGGATCCAGCTTTGCCATCTGGCTCTTGACGAACAGAAAATAGGTATCGATCGCCTCTACCACAGATGCCTCCATGTCTTGCTATGCACAATAGCGGAGATAGCCGTTGCGGTTACACCGAAACGTCTAGCAATGCTCTTTATCATGTGGTCACGTCTATGCAAAGCACGTGCAACGCGCACTTGCACATCAGTCAGCTTGCTACGTCCGGCAGCAGCACCACGCGCGGCGTATTCTGGATGTAAGTGCATGTGGTGGGTTCTGCCCTTTGGCTGATTACCTACAGCGACCCTATCATCTGTGTTGTCTTGATCTGTACCCGTGTACAGGTGGGCAGGATTGACGCAAGTTGAATCACTGCAGGCTCGGATATGACAAACCAACAGACCCATCGGTATTGGCCCTTTCCACCACCTGTACGACACACGATGAGCTAACCGTTCAAATGTTCCATCGGTGAAAGTAATTTTGATTCTGCCGTAGCCAGAAGCGTTTAGAGTACCTGTCCAAATCCAGCATCCCTTAGGCGAAGAGGTTCTATCAACATGCGAGAAAAAACGATCACGCTGTTCGTTTACATCTAGCTTCGGCATCAACCAATAGTACATTACACTTCCCGCTTGCTGAACAAGGTCTTAAGCTTGGCGTACCGTTCAGCGCCGATGAGGTTAATCAGCCCTGCATTGAGGTCCTCGTCGACGGGTTCGCGTTCAGGCACCATCATCGTGGCAAAAAGCAACATTCCGTACCACCACAGCTGTCTCGTCTCCATCTGATCGAAGGTCTTGCAGCTCATCGTAAGCGTAATGCCGTAAGCATCCTTTGGCTTGAACACGTTCCCGGCTAACTTTGCATCCTTGAAATTGGAGTAATAGCAAATCGAATTATTGAAGGTACAGCCGACAAATTCCGTTCCTTCGGCATCCGCATGCGACATGTCTGCGTCGTCGAAGTTACAGCGGTAAAAGAAGCTCGATCTCATCTTCTTGTGCGAAAGATCCTTGCCGGAGAAATCCTGATTGTAGAATTTCTTCCGGGACATCTCGCCGACTTCCATCACTATCGCGCTTGTAGCACTCATATGTTTTTCCAAATCTTGCGTCTGACTATCAGATTGAATATGCGTTGCGCTTTAGTCATCGACGTATTATGACAACAATGCACCATTATACGTGGACTCCTAAGGTGCAACCGCAATTAGGATGTGCTGGCGGCGTATCGTCCCCGCTGGAAAACACATCATTCATATCTATGATGTCATCATCTTCGTTGTCCTGGCAGTCCGGGCACGGGCTATCTCCCGTCATCCAGGATTTTCCAAAGCCATTTCCTCCCATCGCTTCCAAAAGCCCTTTGTTGTAGGCCTTTCTTCCCTCATGGGCGGCTATGGCTGTGGCGCGGTCACTCGTGGTGACGTAAGGCGTTTCGTTCTTCAGGCCCTTCCTGGTCGTCTGCGATATCTGCGACGCCAATTCGCGGCTGTATTTCTTTGCATGCTTGTCGACCTTCTGGACGTAGGCATCGGTGAGCTTCTTGCCGGAGTAATGCGCGCCATCTTCGAAGCCCAGCATGCGTGCGTTTTTGACCAGCTCGCCCAGCATGGCGCGCATAGGTTTGCCCGCGGTATTTTCACTGGCGAAGTAATCATGCAGCTTCCCCGCTGTGGCGTCTACATGAGCCTTGATTGCTGCGTCGGGATTGTAGACGATCGGCTGCCGCTTTTTGGCAGTGATGATCCTTCCCTGTCGGGACCATATATGCAGCGCGAGTAAGTCGTCCAGCTTCATTTGACGTGCTTCCAAGTCCGACGTTTAATAATCTGAAATATAGCAAAGGGAACTACGCCAAATTCAAGAGCCAAACTAGCTTGTGTCCCTTGCCCTCGCCGATACAATGCCCTTATCACACGCACCTGCAAAGCAGTTAGTTTAGAATGCGAAGATGCCTCTCCCCGACGCATAGCACCCGTAGTTATAGCGTCGTTTGAATTCTGCCTTGCGTTCCCGGCATACACATGATCCGGGTTACAACACGATGAATCACTGCACTCCACTTTATGCAGCATCCACGAGCCATCTGGAATAGGTGCCTTCCACCAGATATACGCAATGCGATGCGCGCGCTGTTCTAACTTACCATCAACTCGTATCTTAAAGCTGCCATAACCGTCCCGATCTTTTGCGCCCGTCCAAAGCCAGCAGCCCTTAGGCGAAGATGTCTTGTCGACGTAGCGTAAAAAGCGCTGCTGTAGCGATGCAGTATCCCGCCCCATACTTGGTCTACCCATAGATGAGACACGATACCACATAGTTCTTAAATCCAGCCAGTCCCGAGGTCAAATTCGGTGGGCCCGAACAGGTTCGGCGTCCCGGTGAACAGAATCGGTGCGTTAACTCCCGTTGGCTGAATACTCATCCTCAAGTCACCACTGTCGATAGGGGCAGTTTCAGAGATTAATAACGAACAGCGAATCTCAGCCCTGCTGAGGGCGTCCTTTAGAGCATTCTCGAAGTTCTCCGGCTTTACCCTTGTCAGGCGTGCGTTCTTAACCTCCTCCCGCAGTATGCTGAGGTACTGGTCCTTATTCACGCGAATGTAGCCGTACGGCGCGGTAAGCGTAAGCACCACCGTATCGCCGGCGGGATTGGTGCCCCATGTCGTCTTTGGGCCTGGCTTCGTGATCCGCGCTGATCCCCATTCCCAGACCAGTGCATAGGCGGCTGCTTTGCCGACCACCTTCACGCCGCCCCACAGCGGTCCGCCCACGTTGCTGAACAGTCTGTCCAGCTTTTCCAGGCCCTCGAATTCCATGGTCACTTTCATTAGTTGAGCACCGGTTCTTCAACCTCTGCCCTGGCCTCGTCTGTTTCTTTTTTTGGTGGTTTCTTCTTTAGCTGGTCTGCTATCTCCTGCAGCCACGCTGCATCTACCACCCGGAACTGCGCTACTTCTATGGCTGCGATAAGTGCATCTGCTTCCGATCGCTCCAGCTCTATGTCCTTGTCGCCGAACGTCGGCACCGGCAGCTGCCAGCTCACACCCATCCCGTTGTTCTGAAGATTAACCGATTCCGTTTCTTCGTCCGTCGGGCGTAGCTTGCCGATCAACCGCAGATATACCTCTGCCTGCTTGAGTCCGCTCACGCTATGGTTGCCCACCATATTCCACAGAGTGATCCGCTTATAGAACGTCAGGAATACTGTTTGCATCTTTTTCTATCCTCCTCGTCATTCTATCCTCAGATCAATTTGTTGATCGTGTTCTCCACCGCGCTCTGCAGGTTGGTGTCGATGATGGCAGCACCATCTGCCTGCACCGCCGGGTCCATTACCACCGGCGAATGCAACGATTGGGCCGCCTGATCCGGGCTCTGGAACGTAGCACTGGCCCAGCGCAGCCGGGACGTGTGGCCAGGCGTGTTGGTTGCTTCGTTCATGATGTAGTCCGCATAGTGAAGTGCAGCTACCTTGATGCGCCCGCGAAAGTCGAAGTCGTTCATGAGCGCGTTGGAGTCTGTGTAAGTCAATGCCATTGCTATCTCCTTTTTCTTTTTCTTTGTGGCATCTGTATCAACCCAACGCTCATGATCTAACTTCTCCTTCTCATGCTAAAGTAACGTATCCGGTCTTCATTGTTGTTCCATCGTTATACCTGACTCGAAACACAATCCGGTTGCTTCCCTGATCTAGCCAAAATGCCATACAAGTTCCAATCACTTCTCCATCTGGAATTGCTGAAGTCGGGACGAAAATGTTCGTGTAACCGGACTGCCTGGCGATTACTCGACCAGTGCCCTTGGTACTAAGAATCATCGAACCGTTAGCAGTGCCAGTGTTCGGAACGTCGAAAATCGTATTGCCGCTGCCATCCATTGAAAGCATCGCAGCAACAGACACCCCAGCAGTCTGTATAGCAAATCGTGCCCAGGAACTAGCAACATAAACAATACCATCCCCACCAATCCGGAATAATTCGTTAGATCCATATCCAAACCCAATACTCTGAGTATTCGCATTCGATGGATTGAACGAGATATATCCCATCTGAGTCGAATCGACAACGTGCTGTAACTTAAAAGCAGCCGTAGTCCAGTCACTGCCGCTCAATGTACGACTGCCAGTTATCTGTAGAAAGACATTATTCGAAGCAATAAAATCAAACCGAGCTATATTCAAAGAATTACCAGTTGCAGTGCCTAGCTGACTGGCATTATAATTGACTTCAAGCAGGTACTGAGGAGATGAAGTTCCTATCCCGACAAATCCACCAGCAGGATTCAGCGCGATCGGGAAAGCACCGGCTGGCCCGCGATTCTGAATCCAGTAAGTGTATGGGCTAGCGCCCAACATGGCTATTACTAGCTCTGCACTGCCTGGATTATCAATCGAGAACGGAGTATTAGCCGAATGATAAACGGGCGTAGATCCACTTGTTGCTGACGAAGCGACGTGCAAAGAATAAAACGGGCCGGTAGTTCCTACACCAAGACGACCATTCGTTATACTTACTCCTTCCGTGAACGATGCGCTATTGCCGTAGCCAAAACCAATGCGGTCGCCGGAACTATTGGCAAATACCTGGAACAGACCAGGCTGAATACCAAAGCCGAAGAAGGCGCTAACATTGTCATAGAGAGCGATCTTGTTTCCGAGTCCGGTGCCGAAAGACAACGGGAAGGCCGGCGTCGTCGTGCCGATACCGAGGTATCCAGTGGCAGTGACTCGCATACTCTCTACGCCACCAGCCTGGGTGTCAAAGGTGATCGCGCCGCCAACACCACGTTGGTTGTTACGGATATGTAGGTTATCCGGGTTCGCATTGTCAAGAAACGTCACGCTCCGACCACTACCACTAGAATCCTTGAGGGCGTATGAGACGTAGTTGTTCAATGTGATCCCGGCGACGAGAGATCCGCCCACGCCGATGTTGCTGAGGAGGTGCGTACCGCCGTCAATGTCGGATAGCCACGGCGTCTGGTTCTGCCCAGTCGAAAGTGGAACACCGTTCACACAGTAAGTACCGCTGATGTTGCAATCGCCCTGCACATCCAGCGTGTAAGACGGATTCATGCTGGGGCCGATGCCCACGTTGCCGCCGGAATGGACCACCAGCCGCCGCGTGCCGTTGGTCGACATCAACACCCGGCCCGTGCCGTCTGATTCCAGGTTGAGATTCACGCCGTTGGGCGCGATCATCGAGAACGTGCCGACGCTGTTGTAGATGTAAGCCTGATTGCCTGCACCGCCGACGCTGTTGAAGTAGATATAGCCGGTAACAGCAACATCGCCTGCAACATCCAGCTGGTAGGCAGCAGCGGTAGGCTTATTGATTCCGACGTAGCCCGTACCTCTGAACAGTGTCAGCGGTGTAGATTGATAGGCCCCATTGTTCCACGCCCGGAACGCAAAGTCGTTTCCAGTAGGGGAAATTGCATCGACCGCAGTAGTGTTGATCAAACCAGTAACCCAACGGTCTTGACCCGCACCGCCCCACCACATGTCCAGCGTTGTGTCATCGCCTCCGATCCAGATACAGTGCTGACCAGTCAACGGGCCAATTTGCAACCCACCGCCGCCAAGAATGTAGACGGTATGATCCCCGGCGCCCGTCGGGCCTTGGATCGATGAAAGATGATTCAGGCTATACCCTGCCGCATCTATATTCTGCAACCACGGCGTCTGCATCGCGGCAATCTGTGCAGTCGATGGCGAACCGGCAATCTTGCTATAATTCAACGACGTGATCCACGCAGGGTCTGCATAGCTTCCCAGCGTGCTCACCGCATTGGTCACCTGTGCTGCTGTATAATCGCCACTTGCTGCAACTACTGCGCCTGTTCTTCCGAAAACGCTGGCTACTGCTCCAGCTGGCACACCCGAAAGCTTGCTGTAACTCAGCGATGTGATCCATGCAGGATCTGCATAGCTGCCAGCAGTAGACACTGCATTGGTCACCTGTGCTGCGGTGTAATCTCCTGCCTGTGCAGTCACCGCACCCGTCCGGGTAAAGACAGAGGTAACGCCTCCGCCGCCGCTGGGAATTGCCTGCGCGCCCAGCAACCCGTTGGCATCTGTCACCACCATCCGCGTGCCCACGCCTGCTAAGCCGGAGATCGTTGCTGACGGCGTGTATATGCTCGTGGCTACGAAAATATTCCGCGGCCGCACGGCACCGCTGGCGCCTATATCGTACGAATTATCTGTGGCGAAGGTAAGGTTCCCGCTCAGCCGCGTGCTGCCGTCGGAATTTAATATTCTGATTGCCTGCCCGAAGCTGCTTGTGCCGAGCACCAAGTCTTGCGCCTGCCCGATCAGCTTCATGCTGTTGAGCAGCCTCAGCTCGTTGGCACCGCCGGAGCCGACATACGTCTCTATCTTGCTGACGCCGCTGCCGTCCATTTCTTTCGTGCCCAGGCCGCTGCTATCTGCGATGACCAATGGCCATCCCGTGCTGCCGGTCACGCCCGTGCTGCCGATCTGGACGTTGCCTCTCACGTCAAGCTTTACATTCGGCGTCGTCGTGCCTATGCCGAGCCGCGTATTGGTGATGTCCCAGAACAATGCGGACGATGCGCCGAACGCTCCGGCGTTGTTGAACTGTACGTAGCCCGTGCTTCCGGCTGGCGTCACGCTTGGGATCGTGATATTTGTTCGATTGTTGGCCAAGTCATCTACTGCGGTAACTGCACCGCCGATGAAATTAATATATTGACGCCCGGGCAGGTTCGTGCCCTCGTCCTGCACGCCTTGGATGACTCCTGGTATACCTTGCGGACCCTGCGGGCCTGTGGCACCCGTATTTCCAATCGGTCCCTGCGGACCCGTGGCTCCCGTAGGTCCGGTCGGACCAGCGACTCCCTGTGGTCCTGTTAATCCCTGTGGTCCTGTCAATCCCTGCGGGCCAGTAGCTCCCGTGTCACCTTTCGGCCCTTGAATGCCGGGATTTCCCTGCGCTCCCTGCGGCCCTACTGGCCCAATCGGTCCGGTCGATCCGGCTGCGCCGGGAGGGCCTTGCGAGCCGGTCAAGCCCTGTGGTCCGGCATCACCTTTTGGTCCCTGCGGACCTGCTGGCCCTGTCGCTCCGGGCGGTCCGGGCACCGTGCTATCTGCACCCGTAGGTCCTTGCGGGCCAGCCGGGCCTGTATTTCCAATTGGTCCCTGCGGTCCCGTTGCCCCGGTAGCTCCCGTCGCGCCGGGGTCGCCTTTCGCGCCCTGAGGGCCAGTATTTCCAATCGGGCCTTGCGGGCCGGTCAGCCCTGTGTCGCCTTTTACTCCCTGAGGGCCAGCAGGGCCGGTATTTCCGATTGGGCCGGTAGGTCCGGCTACGCCCTGCGGTCCAGGGTCGCCTTTTGGGCCTTGCGGGCCAGTCGCTCCGGTTGGTCCGACCGGACCCTGCACGCCTTGCGGACCTTCCGGCCCCACCGGGCCTGCAGGGCCTATCGGTCCCGGCGGCCCCGCGACACCAGTATCGCCCACGGGTCCCTGCTGACCTTGGGCACCCTGCAATCCCTGCGGGCCTTGCGGACCTTGAGCGCCAGTCGGACCTGCTGGCCCCTGTGCACCTGCCGGGCCAGTCGCACCAGGCGTGCCAGGATCGCCCTTCACGCCCTGAGATCCCTGCGGCCCTGCTGGTCCGGTATTGCCAGTTGCGCCGGGAGGCCCAGTCGCTCCATCTGCACCCGTATCGCCCTTCGGGCCTTGTGCTCCAGTCGCGCCAGTCGCTCCAGCTGGTCCCTGCGCACCAGTTGCACCAGGATCGCCCTGTGGCCCTGGCAAGCCCTGTGTGCCTTGCGGACCGGCAGGGCCAGTGGCTCCGGTCGTTCCAGGCGGCCCCTGCTGCCCGGTCGCGCCCTGCGCGCCAGTGTCGCCTTTTATTCCCTGCGGTCCAGGCACGCCTTGTGGCCCCTGCGGACCCGTAGGGCCAGGATCTCCTTTTGGTCCCTGAATGCCAGGATCTCCCTGCGGACCAGCTGCACCCTGCGGACCAGCTGCACCGGCAGGGCCGGTATTTCCAGTCGGTCCGGTAGGGCCAGGATCGCCCGTCGCGCCCTGCTGCCCCGTAGGGCCGGTGGCACCCTGTGGTCCCTGCGGTCCGACAGGCCCTTCTGCTCCCGTTAACCCAGTCGGCCCCTGAGGCCCTGTCTGGCCCGCCTGCCCCTCGGGACCAGGCACACCCTGTGGCCCCGTAGGGCCTGCAGGCCCCGTCGTTCCCGTCAAACCCGGATCACCCTTCGGACCCTGAGTTCCTTGCACTCCCTGCGGACCCTGAGGGCCAACTGCTCCGGTGGCGCCGGCAGGCCCCTGAATGCCCTGCGGGCCGGGAGGTCCCTGCACCATTCCAGCATCTACCCAGCCCGTCTGTGCATCCCAGACCCACATATGCCCGGTGTCTGCTACAATGTAAGCATCGCCGGGATTAGCTGTTGCTGGCAGGTTTGCCTCGGTGGGCACGGTGCCTTTTATTTCTATTCCAACTCCCTGCGGACCCTGAATTCCTTGCGGTCCTGCCGGGCCGGTGGCACCGCGCGGTCCGGTTGGCCCAGTCGGCCCCTGTGCTCCGGGTGTGCCGGGATCTCCAGTCGCTCCCTGCAAGCCTTGCGGACCCGTTACTCCCTGTGGCCCTGTCGGTCCTGCTGGGCCTGCTGCTCCCGGCGTGCCAGGCGCTCCTTGCGGACCCGTGGCTCCCACCGCACCGGGTGCTCCCTGATTTCCTTGCGGCCCTTGAGGTCCTGCCGGGCCTGCTATTCCAGGATCTCCTTTTGGTCCCGTGGCACCGGCTGCTCCGGCTGGGCCGACTGGCCCCTGCGTTCCAGCTGGACCTTGCGGGCCGGTTGCTCCCGTCGTGCCTGGGTCTCCCTTCGGCCCCATCGGACCCTGAGTTCCAGTCGGGCCTGCCGGTCCCTGCTGCCCAGGCAATCCCTGTGCTCCGGTATCGCCTTTGGCTCCCTGTGGCCCGGTCAAGCCGATTACGCCTTGCGGACCTTGCGGACCGATCGGACCAGCTGATCCCTGCGGACCCTGCGGACCGGGCACTCCATCTATGCCCTGCGGTCCGGTCGGCCCTTGCGTGCCCTGTGGTCCCATCGGGCCGGGCTGCCCCATCGGTCCTGCAGGCCCCGCTGGCCCTGTATTTCCAGGCGGTCCAATAGGCCCCGGATCGCCTTGCACGCCTTTTGGCCCGGTCAATCCTTCCGGCCCCTGCGGGCCAGTTGCTCCCTGCGCTCCAGGCGGGCCCTGTGCTCCGGGTGTGCCGGGCGCTCCGGTTGTGCCTTGCGGTCCTTCAGGTCCGATAGGTCCCTGCGGCCCTTCTGGCCCCGGCGGGCCGGGAGGCCCTGGCACAGGCATGGTTTCTGTCACTACGCCGCTTGTGCTGAATTTTTGGGCTGGTTTTAGCGATGCGGAAAGCTGCTTCGGTGGCTTCCGAAGCGATGCAGTGAATTTCTTGCCGTTTCCGTTTCCATTCATATCTCAGAGTATTGCAAGACCAGGCCGGCAGGTCGGGTTACTTCCGGCGTAACGACTACCGTGCCGCTGAGGATCGTCTGCACGGCACCGTTGGGCGACGTCAGCTCCAGATCCCACACGTAATTGCCCGACAGTAACGCTGTTACTCCGTGTAACAGCGACAGCACGATGATATTGGGCAATACAATTTCCGTCGTTATCTCTGCTGCAACCTCTGGATCAAGATCTGCTACATCTCGGCGGATCTGCGCTTCGGCGGTGAATCCGGTCAGGTCGGCTGCAGCGCCACTGTCATCGTAGACAGTAACGCTGCTCGCCCAGTCATCTCCCTGTGTGAAGTCGATGACATTGACTTCATCGCCGCCGCTGCAGCATCCGCCCGGCGCCATAAGTTACACCAATGCTTGGCTCAGATTGCCGACGATGGTCTTCATCGGATCTGACGCGTCCATCACGCGATTGACGAGGGCCAGGATCATCTTTGCTTCCTTCAGCATGAGATTGACCAGATCGGCGCTTCCGGGCGCGTCGATGATCGGGCCGTTGGGGCTGATGGCCAATGCAGCGCTGGCTGCCGTCGGCGCCGTGGCTAAGGCTGAAGCCATATCTGCGAGCAGGGTCCCGCTTGGGCTGCCGCCTCCGGTCAGTGCGTTGACAACGCCGGTGAATTTGGCCTTGTCTGTATCTGCCGCATCGGTCACAGTGTTGACGATTTTCAGCAGCGCTGCCGCCTCTTTGAAATGGTTCAGCACCAGCCCGACGTTGCCGCTGATGTCCTGCAGCGGTCCGTTCGGGTTAGTGGCGAGAGCGACGCTTGCTGCGGTCGGTGTCATGCCAAGCAGCGTGGTCGCGTCGCCGATCAGATTCGTGCTGGCTACGAGCGTCTCGACTTCTTCGCCGTCCTTGTGCGTCTTGGCAACGGTGCCGGAATGCTCCTGAACCGTAGTCTGCTTATGCTGATGCTCTTTTTCTTTCGTGTCGGCCATATTTCCGTCTCCTGACTTATTTGACGGTTTCGGCGTCGCTAACTCGTCGTTCTCAAGCTGGACTCTCATTCTGAACTTCCTTTCTTCTTTCATCTGTTGAATCCGTCATCTATCTGGGAAGCCGGTTATGCATGGCACCGGCTGAAGTCGGAAACAGCTGCTGTACCAGTGCTACTCTATCCTTGGCTCCCGTCATCTTGTTTGCCGGCATTACTTCCGATCGATTGATTTCTATCGGAGCCATCGAGCCTTCCGGCTTGACTCGCAGCTTGTCCCCGTTTTCCGACAGCACCTGACAGCGCAGCAGCTCCGACAGGTTCCCGTGTAGGTGCTTGCGCCGGATAAATACATCCTTCATGATTTGCCTTTCATCTTCTTGATGAAGCCGATGGCCGAAGCTACGTCACGCTTTGCTTCCCGCTGCTGGTTGTACGCGATAGCTACGGCTTGATTTGGTTTCTTGCCTTCCTTGATCGACTTGGCTACGTTATGTTGGAAGGTTTTCTTTCCGTAGCCTTTCTTCAACGGCATAGTCACTTCCTCTCATTGGCATTGCACAGCAATTCCCATGTTACCGGACAACCTTGTATATCGGTATGCCCGACGCTCTCGATGCTGAATAAAACGCCCTCGGTTACGATGCCGACGATTTTCGGATGCTCCCACACGTCCCGCCACTGCTGTAAGTGCAGCTGTGCCATGGCATTGCAGACAAACGTCTGCGACACCGTAAATTTCCTGGCGCCGAACAACAGCTTGCCCAGGCTCTGGCCGATGTTATGCATCGAGACATTTTCTATGATCGGCTGCGGCATGATCCGCATGTCTGTCGTGCCCACGCCGCCCTTGCCTCCGGTCGGCTGTAAGTCGAAGCCAAGCTGGATGGCCTCCTCGTTCTGCACGTCGGGAAAATTTCTAACTCGCAGCCATGCAGGCAGACCGGATTTTGCCATGTTGAACTGAAAGTCCAGCATGCTGCCCAATGCACAGGCTAAATTCGGGATAGGCGGACAGTTGCTCATTTCATTTTATTTACGCCGTAATGGCGTTCCATGTGCTGACCGAACGACTTGGCACCTTCACCTCTGCGGATTCTGTCACCGCTGGAGTCTTTGTGCTCCCATTCGGTGTTGCCGCCTTTCGACGGGCCGCCGCCATAGCTGGCAAAGCTCACGCTCTCGCCATTCGGATGCGAGTATGTGTGCTCATCAACTCCGCTCGGGTCGTCGTGTTCGGTGCTAGAGTACTTAAAGCCATGCTCCGACAGGGCAGAGTGAAGCTTCCCTCCATCCGCCTTTGCCTGGTCTTCCTGGCTTCCGCCACCGGGATGGCGACCGCTGCCCGGGCCACCTGCCATGATAGTTCGGCCGAAGGTGCCCATATTCCGCATTGCTACTGCATCACTTAGTCGCATTTTTTCCTGCCTTTTCTGGCGGCCCGTAGGCCGGCTTGTGACCAAACTGCTCCAGCGTGCTCTTCAACGCTTCATGCCCGCTGCCTTCAGCATCCGAATCCTCGTGCAGCTGGCGGAACGACTTGCCCTTTGTTGACACGCCAGGACGATCCACAGGGATGCCGCGCTTGTCGTAAGCCATCTGCGGCTTGAGAGTAAAATTACCAGCCGCCTTGGATTCGGGGTACATCTTGCTCGTCGAATGCCGCAGCTTGACTAAGTCTCCGTTCTGGTGCCGGTAGTCGGCGTGGTGGTCGTCCTTGCTTTCCTGCTGGAAGCCGTGCTGTTGCAGTGTGTCGTGCATCTCGCGGAAAATCTCGCCATCGTTCTTTGCACTGCCAGCCTGAATTGTAGCTGACTTACTCAGCAAAAGCATTTCATCCAGTCGCATCTTAGTAACCTCTCACCGTCTTGAACGGAGTCAGCATCCTGTCCAGCATCGGATCAAGCAAGTCCTGGAAAAAGCTGTAACTGGCTCCCAGCTTGCCGAAATTCAACGACGTGATTCCGGTCACGCCGCCGCGCACGATTGCGTTCTTCACTAATCCGGCCACCACTGCTTTGATCGTGTACGGGATTTTCCGCGGGTCATAGCCGCTGTTGTAGATACAAAGGATTTCTGAGTAAGCCTGCAGCTGTAAGCCCGCCGGAATCCATGCCTCACCCGTTTTCGGATCGTACTCGATCATTGTGGCGTCCACAGGCACCCACGGTGCCGGGCCGCCCCACATGGTAACGAGGTTCAGCGGGTTGATCATGGCATATAAATCAGGATATCCCACGCTGCGGTCCTGCCGCGTGTAGCCGTATCGACCGGATGCTGCTATGAAGCCCGACGGCGTGCCGTTGTAGCTGTTGATCGTGGTCGGAAGCACGCCGGTGTAGTAAGGCTGCGTATTCTGAAACAGGGAACTGTATTCTCCCGTCGGAGCGGCCGCTGCCAGTGCTATCAGATCGTCTACCGTCGCTTGATCCACCGGCACGATGGGCTTCATGGCTAAGTGGATGAGATTGCGATTTCTTGTTTGTAGCAGCAGCCGCTGCACATAGGTGGAGTAGGCTAAGGAACCACTGCCGTCCCCGTCAATCCGCCCGCAGGCTTCGTCGATGTATGCGCTCGCGAACTGTACCAGCCCCGCGGCATTGCAGTTCGGGTCGGATGGTAAGCCGAACGTGCTAAAGTCATCGGGCAGGATATACATCGGCATGTACGGCTTTAGGTCTGCCGGCATCACGTTCAGTTCGGTGGTAGTGACCGTCGGTGACACAATTAGCAACTCCTACAAACCGTTATACACCTAACAAAATGGGCTTGCACCTGCCATGCCTCTTACAGATGCAAGCCCTCCCAGAGGTTCGGACTCTCCGCCGAACGAAATTAACGAACCGTCTGAATTACCTGATGTGCGTAACCGGCACCTTTGGCTACCGGCGCGCCGAACTTGACCACCACATACTGCGCGGCCAAATTTGCCAGCAAGCCCAGCTGGAAAACTCTGGGCAGCGGGTCGGTCAGATAGTGATATTCGATCATGTCTTCCGACACGATGAAGCCGGTGTAAGTCTTCGTCGTGGTCCCGAACACCGTCACCGCCGGGTCGCCGATCAGGGGCAGGATGCCGAGCTGCGTTGGGATGCCCTCGACCACCACGCCCGGCAGGATTTCCACCTGATTGTAGTAGAGCTGCAGCGATTTGGCTTCCTTGTCGAACAGGTCGAGGAAAAGCGGGTTCGAGTAGAAGGCCGACGGCCGCACTTCGAAGTCCGTCCTGGCTGCCATTGCTGCCATGCCGGTCTTCACTGCGTCGACCAGGCTGGCTGGCGCGGCGCCCACGTTGATGATCGGGTTGCCGATTGGAGTGCCGGCGCCTGCGACCAGCTGGCCGCTGACGCCGTAATACTGCGCCGTCGTGCTGACGATCAGGTCCGTGTCGTTGCCGTTCCACAGGCCCTGGTCATGCACCTTCAGACACCCGTCAACGGTGTCCGTGAGATCCTTCGCTTCGAGGTACGCGAACTGGCCCTGCTGCTGGTTCACCTCGACGTCGAAAATCCCGTAGTTGATTTGAGCCGTGATTGCCTTCAGCATCAGGACTCTTTCCTGGCGCTGCGGCTGCGACGGCGTGGCGGACAGTGCACGCGGATCGACGAAGTTGGCCGTCGGGATGGCCAGCTGCTCGAAGTAACGCGACGGCTGCCCGGTGGCCGGCGTTTGATTGATCCGCTGGCCGAGCACGAACCGTCTCCGCACCATGTCCACGATTTCCGTTTGGTAACGGTTGACTTCAATAGCGCCCGGTCCGAGGTAGTCCGCTGCTGCTGTGAAGTCCTGAAAGACTGCTGGTCTTTTTTCTGCCATTGTCTGCGTCTCCCTCTTCTTTTTCTTTCCGGGCACTTAGCCCCGTGGAATCAACTGCCGGTGGACTGCCCCTTCTTCCATCAGCCCCATTTCGAGCATCTTGTTCTTGAGCGTCATCCGCGTGGTGACGTCCACATTCGGAAGCGACGAGGCGATCAGTGCGTCCACTTCGGCGACCGAAAGCTTCTGGGACGAGGCCTGCATGTTCATCGGATCCAGGCCGCTCTTTGCCAGCAGACCCTGCACGTCATTGTGGATTGGCCGCGAGCGCCGGGTGACATCGTTGGCTGCTGCGGTAACTTGGCGATGCGTGGCAGCCAGCTGCTTTTTCAGCCGCTTGTTTTCCTGCTGCAGCTGCACGTGCCCTGCTGTCAGCTTGGCCACCTGCTTGCGAAGCGACTTCAAAGCCGCCGAAGCTACGGTCTTTCCGACGTCGTCGTTCAAGGTCGTTCTGCTCCCTTTGTTTTCGTCGTCTTCGTTCTGATGCGCCGGCGTGCCGAGGTCCCCACCGGCAGTGTCCGGACCCATCTCTTCAAGATCGCCCTTGTCGATGGCTTCGGATTCGATTTCCTCGTCGTCGTCCTCGTCCGCCTTCTTGTCCTCATCGTCCTCATCGTCCTCGTCATCGGCTGCGGCGACTTTTTTCTTTGTCGTCATTTTCGGAACTGCTGTTGCCGCAGGCGGAGGTGCGACGTTGCCTTCTGCGTCGATGTCGTCGATTTCGTCGTCGTCCTCGTCATCCGTGACAGCCCCGGCTTCTAGGGCGGTAAGCCGCGAGTTCACGTCTTCGAACTGTGCGGCCATCCTTGCCAGCAGGTTGGTCTGCCGGTTGAACGTGCCCGCGAAATGCTTGGACACGCCTTCCACAGCAGCCTGCGTGGCGATTTGTGCAATGGCGCCAGCGTCCATCCGCTGTACGGCTGCTGGCTTTGTTACCGTCGGTTTCTTCATGTTTGCGCTCCCTTTGTTTGCCTGCGCAGCAATTGCTTGCGTACGTTCATAGGCTGCTGCATCACGGAACAGAATCGTGGCGCCCAGGAAATAGAAGTCGTTCAGCACCCACACATCTGCGTTGATGTCGTCGACCGCTACCTGCCCGATCTCCATCGACATGCCCAGGTTCTTCTGCTTCAAGTCATCCGTGGCTTCGGGAAAGTCATGCTTCCAAACAATTCCCTCAACCCACAGATCCTTGCCCTCGATATTTGCCTTCTGGATAACTCCGACTTTTCTTCTCTGCTGATGGCCATCTAAGTTCTCAGCGTAATTTAATCCCATGCCGACCAGAGTCTGCAACCGCTTGGCTGCAACCGCTGTCGGAACGTAGATTCGGTGCCCTTCGGCTCCGTTCGGCGGCCGGGTTGACGGCTCATCCAAACGGACCAGCACTCCGCGGAATTTCATCTTGTTGGGATGAGTCTCCTGTGCGGTTATGCTAACCGATCCTTGGATTAGTTCCAGTCTCTGTGCCATCGTTTAACAAAGTGAGTCTACGATGTAGGAGCAGGAACGGCCAACGGCGAAGCGAACCAGTTACTCGATATTCCGCTTGTTACTCGATTTTACTCTACAGCTTCCATAACGAAGATCTTATAATCCTCATTTGGTGGCAGATGCATACGTCTGGCAGCTATTGCATACCAATCTGCGTTCACATCATCCGTCAGATCTAGCACCAACGATCCTTTTTCTTTCTCTGCCTCCGACTTTAGCAGCGCCGTGTACGGTCCCGAATGCTTGATGATCACATCTTTCGCAAGCAGCTTCTGATTGCCCTTGTGAGCAACCACCATTTCCGCTTCGTGATGGTGAGCTGTAAATGCTGCGGGATTAGTAAGTGCTGAAGTAAGCACTTGCTTGGCGGGCACGTTGTGTATCTGTAGGATGACTCGACCGAATTGCTTAGCTTTATCCAAGCTGGTCGAGTAACTCTCAGCACCGCGGTTGACCGTTTCTACGAAGTCATGCTTGGCTGCAGCTGCCTCTAATTGGTTGGCGTAACCTGGCTCGTCAGTATCATTCACGCCCCGCCACACCGGAATCTTGAGCTTACCTGCCGAATCTACTTGCTTGGCTAATTTTGCCTGCGTTAAGGCGTACTCCAACTCGAAGGCACGAGCCACCTTTGAGCTACAGCACTTGCCGTTAATAATCTGCTGCGCTGCTTCCTGCACCTTAGTACCATTCGTTCCCGACGAGCTGCCCGTCCAGCCCTTGATGGTGCCGATCATGTCATGCATCTCTCCCGGCGAAAATCCCATCTTAGCAAATGCCTCTGGATAGACGCCCAGGCCCTTTGCTGCATCTACGGGAGATTTTCCGCTGTTGATTTTAGCTTCCCATTCCCAGCGCTTGTCATCGTCAAAATTATGCAGATATTTTTGGCTCGGGCCGCTGTACTTGCTCATCACATCTGCCACCACTTGATGTGCCTCAGCCATCCGCGATTTGAACTGCGGATTATCTGGCGGTACATACGGTTCCCAGGCAATGACGTGGCCGGCCGTGCCCTGGCCTTTTTCCGAAGGCTTTTGTATCATCTCCGCCAGGCGCTGCTTCTGCTCCTCTACCGGCGCTGGCCTGCCTTTATCTCCCGGCTGCAACGGTGGCTTCGGTCCGGCGCCCGCGGGTTTTGGAATAGGATTCCCAGTGCCGGAAAAGCCATTATTGAACGTGAACGGCTTGCCGTACACACCACCGATGAATTTCTCGAAGTCTGCCTTTAGAGCGTTTTTCCTGCCAACGGCTTTGTCAAGGAATTCGTTCGCGGCTTTGTCGTCGTTCTTGAATCTTTCTTTGGCATAAGGCATGAGTATGTTGCGATACTCATCATCAGGGATTGCCTGTGCCTTCTGAATCGTCTTGTACGACTGCATCGGGTCGACTGTCAGATCACCCTTTTTCACCGCCTTCCACATGTCATTGTAGTAAGGCGGCTTCTCGCCGTAGCTTGCATTCGGATGGTAATCAACATCCAGCTTATCTTTGCCAAAGTACTTGAATGCCTGCGTCTTGTCGATGCCGATTACTTTTCCGCCTTCGCTGCGGATGAACTGGCCGCCATGCGAGTCGTGGTTGCTGATCAGCCAGTCGATTACCTGCTCACGTTGCAGCTGTGCCGAGTCTTCTGGCTTTAAGTCCTTCGGCTTTACACCGCTGAAGTCTTTGTTCTGCATGATGTTCGGCAGCATCTCGTGCACGCTGCCGACCACCTTGCCCTGGCCGGGCACGGTAAGCTCTGCTGCTCTGGCGTGTTCGAATGCGTAGGGCCTCAGCTTCTGCGCTATCCGCGATGCCATTTCATCGGCGTGTGCCATCAACGGCGAGACATCCCCGCTCAGCGTTGTTGCTGGCTTGAACAGATATTCTTTTCCGAGCTTGTCGGTGTAGAGATATTTGTCATGGGCGCCGCCCAGATGGCCCGCGTCTTCCTTGAACTTGAACTCTGCGTCCCGGTTGGGGATCTGAGCGGCTGTGGCAGGGATAGGCTTCGGCTGTGGAGTAGTAGTTCCGGTCGGTTTGGGGCCTGCAGGCTTCGTCGGCGCGGGCGCTACCGGACCAGAACCAGGCCGGGGCGTGTTCTCCTTCAGATACGTCTTCAGCTTCTCTGCGAGTGGCTTGCCTTTGGCCAGCTCCGTCTTTTCTCCGATTTTCTCGCCCGCCTTGTAATGCTCGTACCAATTCTTGGTCACGAACATCGTGCCATGCGTTGGATGCGTGTACATCGTTGCCGGATGGCCTTTGACGGTAGTTTCCCCACCGGGCACTTTCTTCCAGCCGAAGTCCTTCATTAGCGTGCCGGTCGTGCCGACGCCTGGCGCGCCTTCTGGAGCATCGTGCAGTGCCGTGCCTCCCTTGCCCGAACCGGGCGGGCGCCCGCAGTTCGGTCCATGGCAACCGCTGCCGGGTCCGCCGGCCTCGATTCGGGCAAGGAACTCTTCTAAGTCAGAGAGATTATTTTCTATCTCGTCGACGTAGCTCATTCGTCCTCCAGTGGATCCGGCTCTGGCTCGTACTCCTTCTTTTTCTCGCGCATCTGGTGCATCCACTTGCTGTTGGGATCGTCGGACAAGTCTATGTCGAATTCTTTTTCTTCTTCGTCAGCCATGCTAATCTCCGTACATCGACACGTCTTTGATATGCTGCTTGGGCACTTTCATGCCCGCACCCGGATGAGACAGTACATACTCCCGCTCATCTGCCAGGCCAGCAAAGTATCCCGGCGACGTGTCGAACGACGAAATTACATGCGTGATCGGCACGTTGTGTTCTTCGATGACCACGCCATGTTCGTGGCTATCAGCAAAGTCTTTTGCCTTTTCGTAACTCGCCGAAAAGCTTTCTGCACCTCTGGTCCGAATGCTGACCTCTTTAGTGCGCGCCATTGAAGCCTGGTCTTTCAAGCCTGCTGCATGGTCGCCGTACACGCCGCGATATAGCACGGGAATCATTCCACTTGGATATTTCTTCTCGAGCTTTGCCTGCGTAATCAGATATTCCACCATCATGGCCTTGGCACGCGCATCCGAGCAGCAATGGCCGTCGACGATTTCCTGGCCTTTTTCCTGCACGTATTTTCCGCCGCCCGCATCCGACTCATTCGTCCAGTCATCCATGTACTTGGCCACGGCTTGTAAGTGCTTCGGTCCCAGACCCATCGAGTTGGCTAGCTCGACATACAGCCCCAGCCCTTTTGCTGCTTCTTCTCGAGGCTGGCCTTCTTCCAGCCTCTGCATCCACCTGTTCGTTCGATCTTTGTTGTACATGGTTTTATTCGGCAGCTTCACGTGGCCCTGATATTCAGGCTCTTTGTCTGCTGCATATTTTTCCAGCAGCGCTTTGGCCTTCGACAAATTATCTGCGTAAGCCTTGGATATGCCCTCTCCGCCTGCACCTGCCGGGCGACCACAGTTATCACCGTGACAGCCGCTGCCAGGCCCGCCAGCATCTATGCGATTGAACATTTCTTCTGCTGCACTTAGGTTGACATCTGCCTCGCCACTTTCTACTGCATCAAGTGCTGCTTCCGCGTCTAGCATGGCAAGCATGCTTTCCAGCGTTTCTATTGGGCCTTCCGACGTCAAATATTTTCTGCGCTCTTCTGCCTGCTCTGGTGTAACGGTGTAGTACTCACTGTCGCTGAGGTCATCTGGGGCCACCGCATCCGTTGCTGCTTGGAAATCGGTATCAAAGTGGATCGTGATTTTTTCTATCATAGCACTGCATCCGGCGGCGCATCGTCGACGATGGTGCTCTCGATGATTTTTCCGCCAAGCGCCTTGACGGCTTTACTGGCAATCTCGTGGCTCGGCTCGCCATCTGCCGGGCTAAGTTCGGCCAGGGCATGCTTCGTTATTTGCTGCAGTATCTTGCCCATCTGCGGCGGTAGGCTCTTGCCCAGAGTCCACTTACCATCGTTGTCGACCGTTGCCCGTGCACCGTTGATAAGAATCGTCGTCGGCATATCTACCTCTTTTTATGAATAACACTGTACATGAACTTGAAGTAGTCCGGGTCATCCTTGGCGAATCCCGCCGGGTTGTGGTACAGCTGTTCCATGCCCATCGAGATGATTTCTGTAGCCCCATGCGGGTAGATCTTGCCAATGTACGGGTTAGTGAACTTGTCCGGCTTGGCTACCTCGCTGGACTTGTAATTCTTGCCGGTGAGCTTCTTCAGCTTTTGTGCGAATTCTCCCGCTGTTCGGCGATTGAGAAAATCCGTTGCTTCTTTCTGTAAGCCGGGCACTTTGTATTCCAGCCAGTGCCCCATCTCGTGAACTCCAGTCTGGACGTTGCCGCTGCCGGGATTGATGAACACCGCTCCGCCGGGGAATCCTTCCTCGCTGTAGTAAGCCCTCCTGCCGCCCTTCTGCTTGAAATTGCAGGTATCCACCTTGGCGTAATTTACGAATTTCTGCGGTAGCATCTGCCCCAATGCTGCTGCTGACTTAGACGCTAGATTGCCGATACCGAATGCTCCGTAAGCTTTTGTTCCGATCTTGGCTGCAGGAGCTCCACCGCGCAAAAGCGTATTGAACTTGTCCCTCACTGCTGTCTTGGCTGCCTCTTGTGCGGCCTTCGCTTCGTGAAGCGCATCGTTGGCTTCATCCTGCTTATTGTACAGCTCGCTCAGCTTGGCTTTGTTTTCCGGCTTATCCCAGGCGCCTTCGTTTCCATAAAGCGTCTTCGTAAATGCGCTGTACTCTTTGGTAGCAGCTTCGTAGTTTGCCTGCGCTTTTTCGATAGCTTGCTTGGCGGTGTCCAGCCCTGGCGTATCTAGTAGCTTGAGCGTGGCAGCGTGGAATTCTTCGGCGCCTTTTTCGTAAGTGCCGGGCTTGACCACGGCTGGCGCGGGCGGCTCTGGCTTGGCTTTCTTTTCTGGCGGTGGCGGTGGCGGTTTCACGGGCGCAGGCTTGGTGATTGTCGGTGGCGGAGGCGTAGGCTTGGTAGGCGGAGTTATCTTGCCCGACATGCCACCCTTGTCATCCATGTATTTTGCCAGCTTTTCCGACAGCGGTGTACCCTTCACCAGATCTGTCTTCTCGCCGACTTTCGTGCCACCCTTGTCGTAATGCTCGTACCAGTTATTTGAAACCACTAACTTCCCGTGGATCGGGTGCTCATACACGCGGGCTGTCTTGCCTTTCAGGTCCTGCTTGCCGGTTTCTGTCCAGCCGCGATCTTTGAGTAAGAACCCGGTGCTGCCGGGCGCGTCACCCATCGGGGCATCTTTTCCAGGCCCCGGCGGTCTGCCGCAGTTAGGACCGTGACAGCCCGATCCAGGTCCTCCGGCGTTGATGTAGCGGACACGCATTCTGAGCAATATGCTGCTCGCTAAGTCGGGTGGCATTGCTGGAGGCGGTAGGAATAGCTTCATGAGACACCATCCGATATGACAATTTTCTTTTTCCCTGCAATGAGTGAAACCAGCGTCCTTGCTGTCGAAGCTACATCTTTAGAAGCCGTTGCCGCAAGTGTGTTCAGTTCCGTGATGACTTTGGCTACATTCTTTGACCTGCCCGTATCGAACAGCCCCTGCAGTGCGGGATACTTGTCTGCTGCGGCATCTGCAGCGTCTATCAGGTCCGTGTAGCCCTTGTTGCTGGCAAACTGTCCCAGCGGCTTGCTGTCGCCGATTACTTCGTAGCTCATGCGATTAGTATCCCTCTCAATTCTTTGATGCTTACTTCTTTCATGGTGCGGAGATAGAACGAACCGACGCCCTTGCGATAGAAGTAGCGTTCTGTGCCGGGTTCTCTCTTATCGACCACCACCGTATGCGCGTTTAGCTTTTCTTTCTTAGCAGCCTTGACCTTCCGCGCCAGCGATTCCTTGTGCATCGTGATCTTGCTGTTCGAGTTGTCGATGAACGTCTTGATTTCCACACCGACGCCCTTTGCTGGTGGTGCTGCAGGAATCTTCAAATCGAAGGCTGCGTTGTCGGGCGTGCGGTCCATCTTCAACGCTATGCTAAGATCACGTTCCGACTCGTCTGCTATCCGCTGCTTTTCTCTGGTCGAAGGCTTGTATGTTGCCGAAGCACGCTCTGCACGGCTCTGCTCCGATCCAGAGCCTGCAGGACGCCCACACTGGTCGCCATGACATCCGGAGCCGGGACCACCGCCCATCAGGTTGAATCGCTGCAGGTTGGGTAATGGTTTGGGTTGAATGGGCTGCAGCAGCGTGCCGGGGCGTTGAAGAATTAGCCTGCGCAGGGTAGCTGGACTTGCTGTAATCACCGCTGGTGCTCCTAGAGCGAGGATACTAACGTTCCCTGGAGCAGCCAACGGCGAACGGGATTTACTCCTCTCGTATCCGAGCAAACATCAGACAAAATAAAGGCCCGGCATTGCACCGGGCCAAGGCGGTCTTCAACCAAAGCGTTGATTAAACTATTGTAACTGTTCTGTTCTATACTGCCTCCATCAGCCGAACATGATTTGGAGCAAAGAGCAGAACATCGCCCTTCTTGTATAGCTGCTTTCGCTCATTACGAAACGGATCATCAAATATATCTTCATCCGCCGTATACTCAATTAAACCAGGGAAATCCGGTGCCATCCTGACCGTTGCATTGCCGATTAAACGAATTGCGAACGTCATGCCGGGACCTCCACCCCAGCCTGCTAGCTCAACTTTAGACACAAATATTGTATCGCCCGGCTTTTGATCTTCCATGTTTGCTCCTAATCGTCGCTTAGATCCTGATGCATCTGATCGTAGCCAAGCGCTCCCAGATCCCGCAGCACATCCATTGACTCTGCAACATCACGATCACAATCAACCTGGAGCTTTTTGCAGCACTCACAATACTTAAACTCTCCTGGCTCGAAGCCCAGTTCAAGCAGCTGTGCCACAGTAAACATCAGGTTTTCGTCCCACATCATGTAGAACGGATAAACTGACGGGTAGTCCGCGGGCTTGGCATCTTTGTGACCAGTAACGATGATCGACTCCTCATTTGCTGGCCCCAATTCATAGCCCAACATACCAGCTGCCTTAGTCAGCAAGTCGTTCTCGCTGAGCCAGCCGACATTCAGTGGGACTTTCTGTTTATCGTTCATTCTGCTCCTTTACAACCACTGGATTAAACTCGATCTGTGCAAAGCCCATCATGCAGACCATATTGTTTAGAACAACCACGTCGCCCACAGATAAACTATGAGCAGTCTGCCCGTTCGGGCGATCGTCACGATTAAACTTGTAGAACAAATGTTCCAGCACTTCCTGGTAGGATTGGAACACGCCCTTCTCAAGCTCGCCTTCAGCAGACTTGAGCATTTCGTCGCCCTGCTCATAGCCATTCTCGTATCCGAGCAATTGTGGCGGCTGGCAGTCCTTTCGACTGCGTGCCGCACAGCGAGTCACACTGCACGTCGAACATGACTTGCCAGATCTTGTGCAATGCTTCTATGTAAAGCTCATCTTCTACTGTCTGGCCCGCGGTCAGTTCCACGGCTTCCTTGAAGTTAGTCCAGTTCTGCTGCTCTGCCAGTGCGGACACCAGCTGCTTGTATCGCTTCCGGTCAATGCGAATTCTGAAGCGGTAATCGCTCTGCGGCGTCTCCTCGATGGCCGGCGACTTGAGAATTTCGAAGCGCTTGACCAGCTTTTCCAGATGACTCCTGCATCTGGCGCGCACCATCACGCTGTTGCCCAGCACTGAAACACTGAAAAATCCATGTATCGTAAATAACCAGATATTGCTACCCTTCCTTTCTTTCTGGCAACCGTTTGATCAGTTCGCCAATGGCAAGGATAAGCTTTTCTATACGCTCATCTCTCACCCGTTGCAACGCAGTCTGCTTGTCCATCTGTTCCTGGGCAATGACTTGCCAGCCAAGCATAAACTTGAATTCCTTGGCTGTAGCTTCATGCATATCGTTGATCAAGTAACTCAACTGCGTAAATCTTGCCTCAAGGCGACGATCAGCCATTGCCATCGTGTCTACCAGGCGCTCCAATGCTTGCTCTATGCGATCTATTCTTCCTGCCCCGTTATCGTCAGCCATGCTTATCCTTCTCTTCTGCCGTAGCTGATACTAACATAGGCTCGATCCAAATTGTTTTTCTAAGTGACCTTTGCGGTCCATGCGCCTGCTCCCGTGTGTGGCCCCGTCTCCAGTGCATTCTGGGTGAGGCGTGGGTGCCGTGATCGGTGCGGATTACTTTTGGCTTGTAATACTTGCCGATAACGTTAGGCGACCAGTATTCGATCGGCGGCCCTATCTTGCTCTTGACCTTTCTTTCTAACTTTGCCTTCTCATGTAGCTCCGGCTTTGCGTCCATCACCATGAACGTGCCGAACATCAGCGTGGCGACCGATTCGAGGAATATGCTGTCCTCGTGATTCAGCTTGTGATCCAGAATCGTTGGCGTTGGCAGATGCGGACCGTGCCCGTATTCCTCACCGATGCTGTAGAACAGATTATTCAGCTTCACCAGCGGCGACGATTCATCTGTCAAATTCCCATCGTACCAGACGCCGTTCTTGGTCGTTAACGCCAGAAACGAGAATGTCCCCTGCGTGTGCTCCAGCCTCGGCAGCTTTCCTTGTTCCGGCGGGTAGTAGATACCAGGCGGCATCCGCGAATAGATGATACAGACTGCTTCCCCGTCGACTGGATGCACCAGCGTTCCCTTCGGGAGCATGAAGATGCCATGCTCGTACGGCAGATGCATTTCCTGCCAGTTGATCGCGTCCGGGAAATCTGTCCGCTTGACTGCCTCGACCAGTTTCGGATCGAGAAACATCATCGGCATCTTCATTTCCATCAGGAATTTCAATCCAGGCAACAGCAACCGCGTTGCAGCTGGAAGATTCTCCAGGTCGAGCCATCGAGCTGAGGCGACTGCATCCGTCAGGAATGCTGCGACTACTTTGGCTGAGTGAAACCCGCCGATCTCTGCGTAACGCCGTGGATACAGTTTTCGGAACAGCTCCGGCTCTATCGTCTCGGCCCCGCGGACCATTAGATGCCCGATGTCTTCACCGGCCAGCCTTGGAAACATATGCGGACCGCCGAAGGCAACGCCCACTGCCTCTTCAGACGTGGAGCTGAACGTAAACCCGTCATCTGCCGTTGTTTTGGTATCTTTGTCAGCCACGCCCTGTTATACCACGGGTTCGAACTCGTGGACAAGGCTAAAGCTATTGCTTGACTATCGGATTAATCTGCCCCGGCTTGCCTGCCTTGGGGATTATGCCCTTTGATCCCGGGCCGCCGGGCTTCATGGCTTGCTGACCGCGTTTCTCAACGAATTCCGAATAGGACGCGGTACGCTTGCTGTGCTCCTTCAGGCGGTCCTGCTGTTCCTTGGCCCACTGCTTGATGATTTTCGGATCTATCGGCTTGACGCGATGCTGCGCCTGTTCCTTTTGCTTGCGCTCTTCGAAGAATTCCTTCGTTTCTTCCGACAGCTGTTCGAGGATGCCCGGCTCCTGATTTTCCATGTCGTGCATGACATTTTTGACCGGCGGCATCTGCTCCTGGTCGAACAGGTTGCGAAGCTGATCCACCGGCATTTCCGCGAGTTCCATGGCGGTATATGCAGTGCCGGAGATAGGGAATTTCGGAAGGCTGAGCTTGGTTGGCGAGGCAACTTTGGGCTTTATCTTTAATGGTTTCTGCCCGCCAGGACCGCCGGGTGCTGTAGTCGGCGGCTGTTGCCCCGGTGGTAGGCCCTTTTTCCCCGGCGCCTGCCCCGGTGGGATCGATTTTTGGGGCGGTCCATTGACCGCAGGCGTCGTCCCCGGCCCCTGCCCGGGACCACTGGGACCGCCCGGTCCTGCAGGCGGCGCTGGCGGCTGCATTTCCTGCTGAGTCTTGGCGGCTTCTTCCTGGGCGTACACCTGCGCCTGCACGTTGAGCAACATGCATTCAAACTGCGTAAGGTCTGCGAATGGGCTATCCAGCGGCTGCTTGCCCATGCCGATTCTGATTCCGTTTGGCGTCTCGGCATTGGCGCTGTACATCCGCGTCAGCATGTCGAGCTTGGTGACCATATCCGGGTCGTCCAAATTCAGGTAGACGAACTCGATATCGTACCAATGCAATTTGTTGTGTAGGACGCGCGTCGTAAGTGCTTCTGCCAGGCGCTTGCCCATCGGGACCACGGCCGATCTGTGGTCACGGTCGTCTAGCACTTCACCCACTGCTCTGTTCACGTCGTGTTCCACGCCAAGTGCCATCGCCGATAAGTCGAATGCGTTGCCGATCATCCGGATCAGCACTTCCTGCCAGCCCAACAGTAAGTCGGATTCGACCGTCGGCTGCACCTCGATGACTTCTGGCTTCTTCATCCCGCCGACGATCGATATCTTTGCCTGCCCTTCTAGCTCGTTCTGGATATGCCTGCGCACGATTTGATAGGCTGCCTCGGAATTCCCACTCCAAAATGCATAGCCATTTCGGCGACAGTATAGAGTGCTATTTGGCACTGTCGCACAGTACACCATCCCATCATATGGCACTAGCTGCGGCTTGCACATCCCTCGACCAGGCCTATAAGCGCTAGGCATTAAGCTGATCTCTTCAGTCGTCTGTTCTATCACGGAATAGCCAGGTGATATGCAGCGTCCATGCTTGTCAACATGCGCATTCGATCGACCAATACTGGCACTGCTACCTATCTTCTGAAATAGTTCTTGCAGATCGTCAGCTAGTTTTCGACTGGTCGTGAAGTATCCTCTGGCACCCTTATTTCCCCTAAGCCAGCCATCACCTATACAAGCCCAATGCACAAACGTGCTGATAACATCAGAAGGCGCGTCCTTAATGTAGTCTGGCACCCACTTGGTATATTTATTTCCAAACTGTGCGAGATGTTCCCAAATGTCTCGGCAAGTAAAAGTAAAGGCATTGCCGTGCGTGTAGTAAGGCAAGTTCATCTTGTCCATCAAGGACTTAATAGCCTGATACTTCTCTGAATTGGCCTTACTGCTCTGAGCCACGATTACCTTAAACGTATGGATATCAGTGCAATGCTTCTTCTGATGAGCGAAAGCATTTCCATCTGCTGATGCTGCTATCGCAGCTATATAACCAGGCTCTTTTACCCCTTGCTTTTTCTTTAAGCGTGCTGCATGCATGTTGCCGCTAGTAGAACCCTCAGCCATCCATATTCCAAGGAATGCTGCCCAATCTTGCCAATCAAACTCCCATTTGCCTACTGTAAATTTTTCTGCCGGCAGCACGCCGTCTACCCACTTAGATCTAGCTGGAATAACAAAGTCGGCAGGGGTTTTCTTGCTAGACTGGCCAGGCGCTATGCCCTGATATATGCGATCATAGTACCTTCGCATGACCAGGCGATTTCTACATCGCTTGCAATTCGGATCTGGCCTATCAATGTGACATTTTGGCTTTCGTGTAGTCATCCGTGCTATATCTGAGCCAACGGATATTTTACTGCCCTTTCCAGGTTTATTGGCAACCGTACTAATCACATCGCACGCTTGCGCAAACTGCTCGTCACCGAAATAATAGATATGCTTCCCATCCTGTCTGCCCGAATACTTGTAACGCCCAAACATTCGATGATTCGGCGTCACTTGTATGCGAAGATTACGATTCTGAAACTGGACCAAATTGCCCTTGTAGTGCTTCTTATGCAAAGCTGTGCATTGCTGCCACTCGAACTTTCCATCAGCACTACGAGTAGCAAAGCAATCGGTATCTAAAGTACCAGACCATGGCACCCATCCCCGCGTTGTCAACACTTCCGTTTGATCGTCAAAACATTGTGGCTGCTCCCACCACAACCACGTTTTGTGGACTTGATCCGTGCCTGCTCTGCCGCTCATGTCCTGCACGCCCAGAAAATCTGTGATCGAGCGAAATCCGACTTCCATCTTGCCCGTGCCGAATGGTGTATCCGTGGCTATGTTGTCACGCACGTACATTAATTCGTCATCGTAGAACAAAACGGCTCCGCGCTCGCCTTTTAATCCGGTCATCTGCGCGTAGTGAGGATAGTCCTGCGACAGCGATTCTGCCCAGTTGGGAAATATGCGAATGCTCTCTGTATTCACTGCCCACATTTTTATCGGGCGTTCCGGGTCAGGCGTAAGTGACAGCTCCGTTGAGAATGAGCCGAAGATGAGTAAGTCCTCCAGCCCCTGCTCCATCCACGTCTGAAAGCTATCTTCATTATTCGGATGGGTGAATATTTTCTTGGCGATCCGTATGCGGGCATCCCGCTCCTTATCTGAGTCAAGTACTGCTACGCCATCTATCGGCTGCACATCCCAGGCCTGCCCGATCAAAGCGTTTTTAATCAGGTTGATGGCTCTGCGCGGCACAGGCGTGCGAGACATACGCCGCAGTGCGTAAGGCGTCGCTTTCATCAGCGGCGTTGCCAGACGGTTGATCGTAGCTGGGATGAACGGCCATGCCCAGGATTTTCTATCTACGATATCCAGGCGCCCGGCCTTCACTGCTGCTATCTCCTGCGTCTGCCGCGCCTGCACGGCGGGCCACTGATGATATGGCAAATCCTTCAGTTCCTGTGCGTGGGATATCTGAAACACCCGCACGACTTCCTTCGTCCGGTAGTGCTTGAGTAACCGGGCACGAAAGCTGTTATGCATTCGCCGCAAAATTTCAATCATATACGGTTCCGTATCCTGCCTGTTATGACAGCACTAACGGTAGCTCTGCTGAGGTTTAGCCTTCGTGCTATAGCAGAAATAGCTCCATGCACAATGTTGGCAGTATACATTGCTTTTATTAGCCCAATCTGCTGTTCGGTTAGTGCAGCGTTATGGCGCCGGCGCCCGTCAGCTACTGCATCAGCGAAGTTATCAAAGCTGTTTCCAATATAAAGATGTGCAGGGTTTGCGCAAGCTGCATTGCCGCACACATCAATGCGTTTATGGCAAACATACAAACCGTCTGGAATAGGTCCTATCCACCAGATATGTGCAATGCGATGAGCCTGAAATTCAAAATGGCCATCTGCCATCTTCATTTTTATGTGACCATGGCCAGAATGATCCTTAGATCCGGTCCAAAGCCAACAGCCCTTAGGCGACGAACTCTTATCAACAAACTTCGAAAACCGAGCCTGCTGTGCCGCTAGTGTATCTGGAATCTTTCTCATCGTCACCCAGATACTAACATGAACCTTGGCTATGTCAAAGCTTATAGAGCACGGCTAAGCCCTTATCTCATCATCTCATCATGAACTCTGCAACCGTGTCATCGCTGGAGTAAAAGCCGCCACCTGATAAGCGAACACTGCGCGCGCCGATCGTAAAAGCTGATGTCGATCCCCACGAAGGATTTTTCGGCTGCGTAACCGAATTCGTCTGCACCATCTGGCCGTTCACCCACAGGCTGAATGTGCTGGCATCCCATGTAATGCGAATTTTCACGATCACGCCTTTGCCGAACACTGCGTCTTCCGTGCCCGCCGGGATCGCGTATACCGCCGCGTAGCCCTTCGCGCCGAACCCGAACCGCAGCGCGCCGTCCGTACTCGTGTACGTGTTGAAACTCCACCAGCTTCCGTTGGCGTCGTAGATTTCGAAGGCGCTGCGCATGTTCGGGCTTGCGAGCGCCTGCCGTTCCGCGAACGTGTAGCCGGATCTGAGATACAGCGAGATCTCCGACGAATTGTTGAACACGGTGCCGAACGATGCGCTCGTGAAATTCACATATGCGGCATCGCTGCCCTGGTTGCCGCCGTTCAGAAATGCCGCGCCCGCGCCGGTCGCATTCATGATCACGCTGCCGCCGCCGCGCACCGTCAGCGTGCCGGTCCATCCCGTGGGTTTCACGACCGGCGTCACGGTCGCGGAATCCACGAGCGACGGCATCTCCGTGGTCGTTACGCGGAATTGAAATTTCGCGCTTGGATCAATCGTAACTGCAACTGTCTTCGTTGCACCCGCAACCTTGGCTGTGATCGTATCTTTTTCTATGCCGGTGGCTAGCGCCGAAGCTGTAACCGGAAATTTGAAGCTGGACGAGTTGCCGGGAATGCTGACCGATGCGGGCACCGTTAGATTCGCGGAACTGCTCGTGATCGATGCGCTGAATCCGCTAAGTGGGGCTGCGGGTGACAGGCTGCCGGTGCATGATGTATTTTCGCCGGGAATCAACATAGCCGGATTGCAAGTAAGTGCTGTAATCGAATAAACAATCGTGGCGCCTGCAACCACGTTTATTTGCTGCGTTAGCCTCACCGTCCCGGCTGCTGCTGTAATCGTTGCTGTCTGCGCAGGCGTTGATGTCGTCGTCGTAACATTGAATGTCACTTTCGAGCTCGTCCAGCCGACCGTGACAGATGCCGGGGCTGTAATGCCTGTGGCAGTCCTGCCTCCGTGCTCTCGTCTGCGTGCCAATTGCACCGATATCGCTATCTTGAAGCCCGCGGTCCCGGCTGGTGCCGTCAGCCCCGCAGTGCATGCAGTTGCTGATCCTGCACCGAACGATGTTGGCATACAGGTAAAGGTGCTCAGAGCCTGCCCGCAAAGCTGCGCAGTCAGGATCGCAAAGAGGATGCAGAACGATTTCATTTACGTCACCTCCGTGAATGAGTAACTATTTAGCGGCTCGGATTATATCCACATTCTATCAGGAAATTGCGCAGCTTGCGTGCGTTCTCCATCGAGCAATTTGTTTGCTCTACATCGTCGTGAAGCCACTCTGCACGCCAATACTCCCATTCCATCTCCGTGCGCAGGAACTCGATGGCATAATCGAGCTGCTCCTTCATCCGCTTGCAGTCTTCGCAGGGCATTATTGCATTGCTGCCTTTCTGGCCACGATCTTGGCTAATGCAGCCCGCACCTTTTCCTTTGCTGCATCATCAAACTCGTTCGTCTCGATCACGGCTTCGGATATCATGCGTAGCTTGTAGGGAACTCTGTATCCATTCAATGCTACGACGATGATCGGCTTGTTAAGCATTAACGCTGCACCTGCTTGCAGCAGCAAGAATACATCCTCTGCTCCCTCTGGATCGGCAAGAAGCATTATGAACTCTGATGCCTTCATCTTCGGCAGTAATTCTTGGCTGATGCCTTCTCCTATCTTCTTCAGCAGCTTCATCATCTCATCAGTCATTCTATTTTCCTCACAACATCTTGATCAACACCCGCACCTGAGCTACTAAGTTGGCTATGTCCAGGTTATTATGGCTGAACAGGACTCTGCCGAAGTTGTCATCGGCGAACGGAAACCATTTCCTCATCGGCTGGCTGTCGGCATACAGGACCACGATTTTCTTCTGCCAAGCAGATGCTAGCCAAGTCCAGTCATTGGGCGTGCCGATCACCAGCTTGGCTGTGGACAACAGTTTTTCCTTTTCGGGGCATCTCAGCTGAAACAGGATTTCATTTTCCATCAATGCTACTTCCGGGCGCTTGCCCAGCCCGATCATATATACCTTGCCCGTATAAGTCTTGGCCAGCCGCAGTATTGCCCGCAACGCCGACACCGGAAGCTCGAAGTCGGGATGTATGTCCCCCAATGCGATAACAATGTGATTTCCGTCGCTGTACGGTCCCTCAGGCAGGATCAACCGCGGCATCGTGGTGGTGTAGGGTAGACCCGAAGCGTCGGCGATGGATTCTACGATGCTGACATCGTCATTGCTATCTGGCAGGTGAAATTCTAGCGGAATCGTCGGCTCGGCAACCAGACCGGAATACAACCGAAAGCGCCGGAGCAATTTGGCTACTTCTCCATGCGGGGTGGAAAAATAAGCAGAGTTATGCTGCGCAATCAGGACTCCAGCCAGTGCATGCCACAGTTGCTCTGCGCCTCTGAAGTCGAGTGTCACGAGAAACTACAGTGTAACCAATCTTCATGGCATTTCCAGCCAGGGCAGCTTCAGGTTCGCTTCCACAGTCTACCGCGCTGGTCCTTGCAGTGTCTTTCGACGCCCTGGCTGGAAATGCCACGTCACTACTTTCCATGCTAACACACTTTTACTTGCTCAGACGACTGTTCGTGCCAGCAATACTGCAGGACGTCGATGTACCCCGCAACCTGAAATCCCCGTCTGCTGCGGCCGGTGATCTCGAAACCGGCTTTCTCGATTTTCTTCATCATCTTCTTGAGCATCGTTACACCAATTTCCACTGCCCGTCTTCGAACTCGATCTGCTTATCGCTGTAGAGCTTCTTCAGCGTGTCGACCACCTGCTGCTTCTGCTCCGGGTTGATACCCAGACGCTTCATCATCCACCGCGGCGAATGTGCCTTTTCTTTGGACATGACCGTCTTCAACTTTTTTGCCAGCAGCTCGTTCAACGGCGTGTTGCTGACCTTGTTCTCGATCACCGGGTGGCTCTTGCTGCTGCTGCCGTTTTTGCTGGGACTCTTGCCTGCTGCGACCGGCCTGCAGTCCTGGCACCACTGCTCGGCGGGCACCATGACCTTCGTCCCGCCCGTCCAGGTCCGCGTTTTCCACTTCGTGACCAGCGCGAAGTAACCCACCGGGATGCCGCGATGGCAGCCGGCGCACTCGCCTTCCAGCTTTCTGGGCAGCGGTAGCGCCTTCAGCTGTTCGATCTCCAATTTTTCTTTTTCTGTTAATTCGACTCGTGAGCTCATCTTTTGATCCATCCTGTCCCTCTGCACTTGCGGCAATAGGGATCGACATCTCCATCGCGGTCCTGAACACACGTACACAGCTTGATCAACGCACCGCACCGGATGCACGACATCACGTGCTTGAAGTCCTTCCGCGGCGTGTGGGCTGTGCACTGGATTTTCAAATTGCCTTCCGATCGGGCGCCGGGCAGCCCTGATGGTAATACTGCATGTCCTGCGTCCGCATGGCACCGTCGATTCGGACCATCTTGCCGCACGACGTGCAGGTCGCAGTCGTTTCCGCCTGCACCGGCTTGGGTGCCGCTACACAGTCGTGGCCGCTTTTCTTGACCACCTTCTTGCAGACCCGGCAGAATTCGTGGCACGCGTAACACGGAACCAGGGCTTCTGCCTTTTCGTCGTCGATGATCTCCGCCACCTGGCCCAGACCACCACAACGCTGACACACGCCCTTTGGCGTGTTCAACGGCGTCCCGGAGTAGGGCCGTGGTGAGAATAGAGGTAACTGCTTCATATCACCAGTCTACACAGGTTTGAACCTGTGCGCAAGTCCAAACTGCTAATTTATTTTCCATTTCCAGCCAAGTAGCGCCCAGTACCAGAAACGCCACCACCAGTTCGGCATTGGGTGCGGTCCTTCTAGCCGAATGTAGGGTGATGCATACAGAACCGAGCGAATTGGCGGCTCCGTGATCAACAAATGCTGTGACGCCTGCGTTGCTGTAGGCTTATTTTCGGCTTTTTTGGCTGTTTCCTGCGTTTTTACAGGGAAAAACCGATTATCCTGCTCCGGTAGATTCCTGAACACGTTGCCTCCCCTAAACCATTGAAAATATGACCCGAAAACACCCGCAAAGGTCCCTCAGGCACCATCGTTGGGGGCTTCCCGGTACTGTGGAGTGTACCCGATCAGGTGGACCCACAGATCGGGATTTTTTTCGGAAATTTTCTCCCGATGCTTGACACAAACTATCTGGTGTGGCCTGCCTGCATGGGGCCGAAGTAAGTCTCAAGGCACGATGGCATAGCGCGGATCGTCGCCCCACTGCGCCGTGCGCAGCTTTGCCTCGTCGCTGTTCACCCAGTCCCACACCTGCCTGCCAGTGATCGGTGTCGAGCCGTCCAGCGCAATCGTCTGGAGGCCGACCCAGCCCGCGGCCGTGGCGCGGAACGAGTATGCGTACGTCTCCAGTGAGTGCGTGGACGAGCTGTAGGCCCAGTAGCCGCTGCATCTCCAGAAATTCACGGCATCAAAATCGAACGGTGGCGCGTCGTCGCACGAACCGGCGCCATTCGAGACGAAACCATTGAGCCACGCGCTACGCCAGTCATCGGTCGTTATGATGTAGCGCCCCGGCTTGGCTGCATCGCCCGCTCCATGCCCATCGTCCAGCGTCGATGGCCATTCCGCCTCGGCCGCCAGCCAGCGATTGTGGCCCGGCGACATCAGCATCCTCATCTCGCCGGTCGCTTCACGCTGCTGCACTGCATCGTCGTAGCCAAGTTCGCGCTGGCCGTTCCAGGTGGCAATGATTTGCTTGTAGTGCGACATCCAGGGCGGGTAAAGTGCGACGATCTTAGTCCAATCGAACGGGTATAGCTCCGGCTTATTCGCCGCTCTTCGCGGAGCCGGAAGCGGTACCGCGTTGGCATTGCTCCACAAAGCAGGCTGCGGCAGCGAAGCGTTCTGGAAGCGGCCGACGTATAGCTTGCCCCAGCACCACATATCGGCGACCGCGTTCGATGTCGCGACGTTGAAGCCCGTGCAGGCAGGGTCGGCCGGCGGGTACTTGCCGTTGACGATCTCATACGCGCCCTCGCCGACTCTCGCGTCGTATTCCCAGTGCTTCGTCAGGAACTGATAGCGCGGATCGCTCTGATCCAGCAGCGTGACGGCGCCGCCCAGCGTGCGATGCCCCCAGGCATAGCCGCGTGCTTGATAACTGCCGTTGTAATGACTTATTGCCCACCAGTTATGGTGCTGATATCCGAGCGTCCCGGCGGTATCGGCCGCGCGCAGATAGAGCGCGAAGTTCACGATCTCATCGACGTAATACCGCTCGCCGTCAGAGAGGAAAAAGGCCGTGTACCACAGGTCGGGATGATGCGATCCGTCGAGCGTCCAGCCGTTC